ATTCCTCTAAATTTTCTAATTAATTCTTCAGTTTCGTAAAAGCCGTAAATTTTAATATCACCACGGTTTAATTTACCTGCCAAAATTTTAGTGTAAAGTGTGGAGGGACCTGAACAGATAAATATAGCATTTTTAGATGCATTTAACAATTGTTTAGTTGTTTTTCCCGTTCCGCGAAATTCCATTTAATTAATAGTCCTTTCCTCATTTACCATTTCGTGTGCGTCACACATACTTTGAGCGAGGTTGCGCTGGGCTTCGGCAAATGCGGGTAAATCCTCGCCGCGAATATTATGCGTATTATACATGCCGCGCCCGCTCGGGTCTGGAATAACTGTGAGCATGAAGACGCAACCGGGCATTACAGTAGCTATTAGATCGGCTAAATTACTCACGTTGCGCCGCCACACTTCCTCTCGGGAAATTTGAGGAATATTGGAGTTGTCATTTTCAGTATTCATAAAATTTCCCCTGAATAGAAACGGCGCGGCAAGTGCTAGTGAGGCGTAAACCTTGCCGCGCCGCCAAGAAGATAGAAGCTTGCGTAAGCTCGGAAGGACTAACCTTTACGCCGCGACTACCTTCTTAATGTTATTATAAATATCCTTGCCATCTTCGGACGGCTTGGCAGTAACTTCGGCCAGCACGGCGCTTCCGACAGCTTCTGGGATAAGTTCCTCAAGCGGCTTCGTCGGATCGAGGCCGAGGCTCTCGAAGAAGTCATTAAGAATGTACATGCGCTCGGCGGTAATGTCGAACTCCTTGCGCAGACGGACCTTTGACAAGTCAATCGGCGTGCCGTCGGGGCCGACAAGTTCTTCCGCCGGAACGGCTTCGGTAGCGGCGGTCAACTTGACTTCGTAAACCACGGTGTTGATGTTCGGCTCAAAGCGATTCTTGCCGAAGGTCTGCTTGCCAAGAACGGCGTGATACGTGCCCGCTGGGCAAGAAACGGGGCGCGGCGCGGTGCTCGGCGCTTGCTTCAAAAGGTTAGTGAAATCGGGGCCGGATTGAACTTTAGCCATTTGTGTGTTTCCTTGGTTGAGGTTAGGTTTAATTTTGTGTTTTTGCTTTTCCAATGTGGATGTTATATCCTAATGAAAATTGTTAGGTCATAAAAATTATTTCTCCGTGTTAATTAAATTATTCTCCGCGAACTGCTTTGAAGTAATCCGCAAGTCCTGTTTCGATAGGGTATTGCGGCGCAACTTTTAGCGGCGCGGTGCAGATTGTCGCGACTTCGCCGGTGGATTTTGTGTGAATGAAATTTCTTGTTCCGGTTGTCTTGGCGTGTAAGACATTAGGAAAGTATTCAGGTACGTGAGGGCTAAGTGCTCGTCCAATGGTCGCAGGGAAGCCAAGAATGTCCTCAGTGTAACCGCCGGTATGTTGTCCTTTTCCATCTTTTTCTTGGACAGCGGGATTTTGCGGGCCGTATCCACTTTCAGAAACCTTTGTAATGTGGCAAATGATGATAACGTTGCATTTTATGCTTTCGTCGGCAAGGTACATGAGGAAATTTTTGATTTTATCTTGCGCCGCGCCGATATCTCGCCGCCCTTCGTTTTGCGTGCGCTCGGTCATCAACGCACCGTTAAGCTTTAAATGATGGTCTAGCGCGGCCACTGAGGCGCGGCTAAGACTGTCAATGACAAGTACGTCCTTCTCGCCCCAAGTAAGAACCCCGCCGAGGTCCGTTACCACATTTCCATTTTCATCTTTCTCCTGCCAATTATTTAGCAGGTTCATCATATTTTCCCAAACTGTCGCCTTTGCGGAGACAATGCGGCCCGCCACGGACTTTTTAGTTTCGGTGAGGGTCACGTATTGCACGTTTTCGGCGCACTTAGGGTTTTGCTTGTAATATTGCGAGGAAGGGTCCGTTAGGAAATTTTTGAGTACGTCGAGTTTGTTGTCTAAATCAATAATTCGAAGACGATAACCAGCGGCAGCAAGGGAAGCAAGCGCGCCCGTTTTTCCTGCACCCGAATTGCCTACGAGAAGAAGCTTTGTGCTTTGCGCGGAATGATGTGCTGTGAGAGGGGGCATATTTAATCCGTTTGTTTAATATAATAAAAACGATTACCTTGAATATAAGGGCCTCTATGCCCCCAACTTCCGTCTCCAATTGCTTCATAAATTTCTTCTGAGGTTACATCACCTTCAAACCATCCATCATAATACATGGATGAATTTGAACTTTTATGTTGGTTATAACTATAATGAACTTTACGTCCATCTCCAAAATCTTTTGTATATTCCATCATGCAAAAATTCCCATAATAATACAAGCTAAAAGAAATACAAATCCGACGAGGCACGCCTCTTGTTTTTCAGTTAGGATCATTTTGGTGCCCTCCTAAATGTTCTTGAAGAATTGCGATCGCGTTTTCAATGTTGGAAATTTCAAGCATAGTTTGTTCGGCGTCAAGGTGGTCTTTCCGCAACAACCTTTCATCTTCCGCAATCTGGCTTTGGACTTGTTCAAGATGCATTTCCATAAGCATCTTTTTATCACGGAGAATTTCTATTGCTTTTAGTTCCATTTATGGTCCTCATACCAAAATTTCTTAAAAGCTTCAGGCGCGGCAGCTTCAAAGGCATTTACAAGCGCATAAACATGATTAATACATTCATTATGCTTTGCCATTAATTGATCAGCTTGTGGCTGAGGTACACATACGGCAACGTCATAGCCGCCTTGCCCGTCCATTGTTACAATATCTACCGCGCCATTAGGATTACGTTCTGAAATTGGCCAAATACCAAAATCCATCCAAGGGGAGACATGTTGATCGATATATTTTTCTTTCATTCAAATATCTCCGCGAACTTGTAAAGGATTCCAAATGCGTTTATCAAATTGTCCATCGAGAAAGGACTTTCTGAGGCTTTCAGGCTTTGAGCAAACGCTTTTAAATTCGCACATGAAACACGCCTTGTCATTTTGTGGCCAATGCTGCGTTTGCGCGCAAAGGTCCATTTGACCGAGCCAATATTTCAAATCTTTGTACCACTCTTCTCTAATCGCCGGTACGCGCGAAATTTCGCGGCGCTCAAAGCGAGAAAAGGTGACGGCAATTTGCGCCGCGTCTACGACAATGCCAGAAGTGTTTACTCCAAAAACAATAGGACCCGCAAAATCATACAAAGAAAATTGGTTGTGAGGGGAGAATTGAGAATAGTATTTGTCGTCAAGGGTGTGTCGAGTAGTTTTGCGATCGAGAATTTTCTTACTATTTCCCCATTCCACAACGCGATCCAGATGTCCGCACATTAAATAAGGTTCATTGGTGGAAGATTTAAAGTCCAGCTCAAACCGAAAAGATAATTCCACTGCCGGCTTGCCGTTTGCAAGAATGACCGTTGGAATTTGATCATCTTTAAATTTATCCAAATACCAAATAACAGTACGGAGCAAATTCGGGCGGTTTTTGTTAGCGTCGTCCATTTCAATGGGTTTGTTCTTTTCCTTATCCCAAGTAAGTTCAAGGACGCGCCGCACGGTGCTTTTAATTGCCTCTTCGTATTCCATGCCTTCGGCAATTTTATGGTCAAACCACTCAAGGCTAGCGTGATACAATAAACCGAAGAGGAGGTCAATTTTGGTGCTACGGGAAATATAACCGTGGATGATTGTATAGTAGTAATATTTTGAGCAGGTCTTGAACGCGCCGAGTGACGTGCTGTCGATGGCGAGTTGAAGACCAGGAAGCGTTTGAGAAAATGAAGGATTGCAGGGGAATTGCATAATATTATTTTAATTCCAAAACTTCGCCAGTTTCAGTGTTTAAACATTTAACAGACATATAAACATGATCGAAAGATTTCATCGCTTTCAAACAGGCATCTTTTGACTGCATTGGAATTGAGTTAAGTCCTTGTCCCCAATGAACTAATAAATACCAAATAATAATCGATGACATTTTACACCTTCAACATCGCTTCGAGAAGTTCTTTTTCTTCGGACAATTTTTTAATTTTAATGGCCATTTCCGTTACTTTATTTTGGATTTCGGTAATCCATTCTTGGGTAACGGGAATGTAATCATCGGTTTTAATGTCATAGCGGACTAAATTTTGAGGTTCCATGATCAAAACTCCAATTAATTTTTTAATACTTTACTATATTGTTCTTGAGCTTTAGTTGTAAGTACAGTAGCCGCTACACACATTTGTTCTTCGGTGAAATTTGTTAAAACTACTACTTGTCTATTTTCGTCAATTACAATAATACATCCGCTAAGATCGTCACCATAAGTTTCTTTTAAAAAATTTGTCATATCTGAAAATGTATTTTCCATAATCAAAACTCCATATCCGCCGCTTTTGCTTTTGGTTGTTGAAGGGCCTTTGGAATTTCTTTCTTAGGAAGGCTCTTTTTTCCGGCCAGTTCTGCTTGTGCCCAACGGCCACGCATTTTGCGGTATTCTTCAACTATTTTGTCAATTTCGCGTTCTTGAAGTTGAAGAGGGTCTTTTGAGAAAAACTCATCCAAGGATGATGAAGAGGCTTCGGATAGGGCAAGAAGACCTTCAACGGGGTTGATTTGCGGCGCGTCGGTCATTCGGCGGCGCTTTCATTAAAACCGCGAAGCTTGTCGCGCTTGGCGAGAAATTCGGGTGTCATAAGGTCATGAAGGGCGTTCCATGCGTCCATCATCTTTTGCGGCGCGTCGGGCGCGAGAGCGACGACAATATCATCAAGCTCAAAGAACGCGGCCTCAAGTTTATCGCGGCAAAACCATAGAATGTCTTTCACGGCGTCAACCCCTTTGCAATCTCAGATTTGTTTTCTTCAATAAACGCGCGGACAATGCGGCGCACGGCGCGGGAAGTTCCGATGTTGTCGCCGTACAGATTATCGAGAATTAGTTTATCCTCGGTAAAAAGTTGAACGTGAATGCGCGTTAATTCTTCTTCTTCAAGGCGGGGCATATTAAAAGAAATCCGTTAAATGTTGAAAAATTATATAACGCATTTGACCTGGGTCAATAATATTTTCAATATCTTCAATTTTAATTAAATAATCATTAAATATTTCTGCGGTAATTTCATTTGCAATTTCTTCTTTTTCGTATTTATCAAGAATTATTTTCATTTTACCAATTCCCCTTTTTGCCAATATTTTTTAAGTTTTGTCGCACGACAGCCTGGAATTTTATCGCCGTCCTGACGTTCAAGTCTGTATCCGAGATGGCCGATTGCGTAAATCATCCAGCCCGTTCCGAGAAGTTTACGGCGCAACCGCGTAATGAATATATGAATGCATTTCGGCCACGTTTCTGGAAAGTTATTAACTGTGTGGTAAATTATTTCTGCTAGGTCCATCGTATTTAAAGTGCGATGCGACATAAGCGCCCAAATTATCGCGCTTTCAAAATGTGTTAAAGTTCTTTCTTCGTTTTCAAAAATTAATGTATCCTGCCACGCGCCGATTTTTATGAAAGTCTTTTTGACGTTTAAAGGTGGGTCTTGCATACGGCGTAAATCAGGCAAATTATTGAGGAAAAGAGAAGAAAGTGTGAAAAGTCCAGTTTGAAATTTTTCACGGCTAAATTCCTACATTAGGTATTTCTCAACAATTGTTTTCATTGCCCTAAGTGCTTGATCTTGTTCAAAATCTGACAATAACGCCCATTCAGTATTAATTCCGGTGTATTGTGTGATAAATTCAACAAGCTCATCAACAATGTCGGATGCTAAATCAATATAATCTTCATTCACGGCTCAAACTCCAAAGAAGAAATTTTAGGGCCGGTCGGCTCTTTTACTTTCACCACCCAAATTTCACCTTGAGGGTCCGTTTGAGAAGTACGGATTGAGAGGCAACCGAATGTGTCTTTGTCGGTTTGAATGGCGGCGTAAAGACGCGCTTTGAGGCGGAGAATGTCTGGCGATTGGATGCGCACGCCGAAATCTTCGGAAAGCGCTTGAAGGAGAATTTGAATGTATTCGGAAAGGTCCATCAGGAATACATCCAGTTGTAGAGGCTAACGCCAAGAATGATTGCGCCGATGATCAAGAAAAAGGCCGCGCCGTCCGCGTAGGAGGTTGGCGGGTACTCGTCGTCATCGTCAAGCATCGATTGGTTCCCCCTTAAGCTGTGATCATTATGTGTCATCGCGTAGGACCTGTCCAGAGGAAAGTGGGCGGCGATGGGTCTTAGTGAATTGTGTCAATTGTCATGCTGCAATGCAGCATAGTCGGCCCACGCCTCTACCGACTTTAACTTTAAATAAGTTTCAAAATCTGCGCGTGCGATAAAATCCAGGTGACTTTTCCAAAGTTTGTATCCAAGATATTTGCAAACTTCGCGGGCGCGTTTAAGAGACAATGCGGAGGAGAGAAGTTTATTATTGAAGGAAATACGATAAGTAGTAACTTTTAAATGTCTAACATTGTTATAAACAAATTCTCCTTTTACGTAAGGATCTGGTATTTTTACCAAACTTTCATACCCTCCTTCTACAACTTTTCTAATACGAAATTTATAGCCGCATTCGGTGCGGTACTCGATGCCGTTTTTCATTCAAATATACCCAATTCATGTTCATATTCTAATATCATATTATAAAGTTTATCAATTAATTTTATTCCTTCACGTATTGCGGCACCACTCCAATCATCTAAATCTTCAACACAATTTTTAGCTATAGCTAATTTTCTTTTTACATCTGCAATTTGATTAATATCATTTTGTAACATTTTACAGTACCTCCACGCGCGGATTAAGTATAATATGGCCTAACTGTCCATCTTCTTTAAAAGAAATAGAACAGGAGTAGGCGCGGCGCTTACGCTCGCGGCGCAAAGCGAAGGACAAGCAACGCATTGCTTCGGCGGGGCCGGTTAGGATTTTCTGGGAGGCCGCGCCGTCGTTGAGAATTGCTTGAAGATTTTCTTTTGAGTATTTCATTTTAAATAAACCTTAATTTGATCTTCTATGAATTTCATAGTTTCTTCTAATGTATCAAATCTGCCAATCGTTTGGCAACTAGGATATTTATGTAAATTAATTAATGTTGCAACATAATCTTCAAATGGATATCCTGAATTACATGCAGTTGCGAATGCAAAATCTCCGCAACATAAAATTTTATCATAATGGCCATAATCTCGCCATTGCAAATTTAATTCTATTTTCATGTAAGAAATGGGAGGCATTGCTACCTCCCTCTCCCTTTCAAATTTCCATTTCGATTTCGGCGAGGGGTTTGTTTTCAAAGTTGAATTTGAGAGTGCAGGTGTAAGATGGATTGTCGTCGAGAAGTTTTGCCAAGTGGACGGCAAATTCACGGCCAATATAACCCAAATGCCAATCGCCTTGTTCAAGAAGTTCATTAAGTTCAAACCCGAACGGCGCGGCGGCTTCGGCAAGGGCCGTGTGCAAGCTTTCTGAAATTTGATTTACGTTTGCCAAAACCATAACAGCGTTGGCGTCGTAAGGATTTTCGGGCTCACGTTGAAGTGTGAGGTCGGACCCGGCTTGAAGAAAGGAAAGGATTACTTTTGCGGGCGGGCGATAGTACATGCCCACGATTGGCGCGGTGAAAGTTTGCATGGAAAGGGTTCCTTAATAGGGAAGACGACCAATATTTTCGGGACGATTAGTAGTTTCGGAATTAAGCCCGGATAAATCTGAGGTTGGTTTATGCGCGGAAGTAAGCCCTCTTTTTGATGTTCCTTTGGTCGATTTCATTTGAAGTTCTACGGGACTTTCCATATCCGTCACTTCAATTTGAAACGGCTCCGTCGCGTATTTATCGTACTTTACTTCGATGTTTTTGTTTTGAAGGTTGAACTTTTCATCGACGTATTCGGCGATAATTTGTTCGATTTCGGCGGTGGTGAAATTGATTTTCATTTACTCATACTCCGGTTGATCATAACTTTCATCCCAATACCTCTCGCACATTCTTTCATAAAAATTTTGATCGTGGGAGAGAAATTCAATAAGTTTCTTTTCTTCTTCCAAGGAAAGCTTTTGATTTTCTTTTTCGTAGAAAATTCCATTGATTTCAAATTCCGGGCCTTCGGGCGGACTATCATAACTGCCCGAATAACCGCCCCAAGTGCAACGAAAATCGACTAGGATTTCTATGTCGTAGTCGAGAGAAGAAGGGGAATAGGTGTAAGGGAGGTCCATTGAAAATTTTCCTTTACAAGATAGTCATGATTTTCGCGCGAAGCTTGTTTTCTTCAACGAAAAGTTCCGCGCCGCATTCTCGCGCATAGTTGTTACATAAATCAATTGCGGACTTCAAATCGTTGAGGGTAACGTTTTGCGGGGCTGCCGGCGGCGTAATTTTACGCACAGGTGATGGCGGATGTTCTTGAGGCCTGTAAAGAGGTTCTGCGGTACATTGCTTTAGTTTAGGTTGCTCAAGCGCCGCCGCTTTCACACTTACTTTTTCAGGCAAATCCATATAAAGCATACGGATTGGCACAACGTAGTGCGGCACGCCATTAATTAAAAGTTGCTTTTCTTCAACTTTGTGTGAGGCACATTCTGTGAGCGCGCCAATTTTCCAATGTGCGTAGTGCTTAAAAGTGATGTTGAAAGCATAGTATATGTAGTTTTTATTTTGTGAAGTATTTTTAGTTAAGGCTAACGCACCTTCTTCGCCAACTTCGGCGCGACGAATAAAAAGTTCTGAATTGCGCGTAAAGAAAATAACTTTGTTAGAAATTTTCTCGGCGTTTTTGAAAAGATAGTCGCGTTCGACAGAAGTTAATGAAAAATTAATGCGCGGATTTTCGCCGCCTTGATGTTTACGAATTGAGACACGCATTTTAATTCTCCTTAAATTAAATCAATATCTGTTGGAGCGTCATTTTTATCAATTTCAAAAGCGTGATAATTTTTTAATTCTTCTGCAAAGAAATGTTCTTTTAAGTTAGCGAGAATAAGGGTGTCTTGAGTGCGGGTGGTGATGACATGTTTGACATTCAAGTCTTGGATGTAAAAACTGCCGCCCTTTTTCTCGGCGAATTTGGATGGTACGCGCCAAGGGTCCAAGTGAATTACGGTGTGCCACTCCAAACCCTTAGCTTTGTGGCCGGTAGCAAGGGTAAGTTTTCCATGATCCATGTTTGCCAAGACTTGAATTTGGTTTAAAACCGAATGCACATCCTTATGGTTTGTGCCGAAAAGCGCGCGGATGCTGTCGCAGCGATCTTGAATGCTATCGGAATTGTTAACATACTTCGCCGTTTCTTTTATTTCCCAATTTTGCAGGCGCGTAAGAAAATCCTCGCGGCTTTGGGAAAGATTGCTCCCGGCAATACTTTTTACTAGCCTTTCAAGGCTTTTGCCAATATCACGCCCAAGGTACTCACAAGGTATGCCGTGAGAAAGGCAACTGAAAGCGAAGGTGAGAAGGGGAGCGTTATTACGGCACAAAACAGCAATGGAAGGCGCACTTGTGTAATCTCCAATGCACCAACTTTCGGCCTTGGTGAGGTCAAGGATGCGGCCTTCGGGGTTGGAAGAGTTGGCGCGATAGCCGGTGGCGTAACGGGAAGCAATGGAAACAACGGACTTGGGGCAGCGGAAGGTAGTAAGTAAAGGGAAGTCCAACCAGCTTTCTCGAAGTGCGCGGAGGTTTTGAAAAGAATTAACATCTGCGCCGCGAAATCCATAAATGCTTTGTTTATCGTCGCCGACTATCACAAGTCTTCCTGTTGGACATGTGTACTTTATCATTTCGCGGTTAAGCGGAGAAAGATCTTGTGCTTCGTCAACGAGGCAAACACCAAAGCGCGGGAAAAATGGTTTGGCGAAGAAGACCGAAATGTAAATTTGGTCATCAAAAGAAATTTTGCCTTTGAAGGCTTCACGGATCGACCAAATTAAGAGGGTGCGCGCGAAAGAAAGTTGTTCCTCGGACAAGTCAAGCTCGCAGGCGTGCGCAAGGCCGTCCCAGGCTTCAGGCGTATCGTCGATGAAACCTTCCTTTTGGAACTCTTCGGGAACAAGACCCTCTTGCATTGCAAAGGTGCAAAGGCGAATGACTTGTTGGAATTTGTCGCCAGGGAGGATGAAGCCGCCTTCGTTTTGAAGGATCGCGCGGAGAAGTTCGGAAAGCTTATTGGGCTTTAATTCCGGGCGCGTGGAACCCAACATACGCGCGACAGCTTTGTGGCCGAGGGAATTGAAGGTCATGACTTCGTAGTGGGAGGGGAACTTTGTTTTTAGTTCCTCTTGGATTTTCTTGTTGAAGACGAGGACGCAGGCGGGGGAACGCGGAAGGACTTTTGAGAGCATGACAAGCGAAGTTGTCTTTGCGCAGCCCGCGCCCGCGTGAATGAATATGGAGGTGGAAGAAGTTTTTCCACCTTCCAAAATTGCAGATTGTTCTGCTGAAGGTGTGAGGGTCATTCAAATTCACTTTCTGGTGGTATAAGATTTGGAAATCCGTGAGGATAATCTTCAGGAAAACGTGAAGTTATGTAATAATTAGAAGCACGTCCAGACATGCCTGGCATTTTGCCGTCATTTACTTCCATGATTTTATCACGCCACATTTTGCCGTCATTATAAGGAATTTGCCATTGATTATTCGGCCATTCTCCTAGCCCAAAAGCGTAATATTTACCTGAAGGTTTAAAATAATAAAATTCTACTTGGGGAATTTTTTCTTTCATTCACAAATCTCCAATATTCACAATTTCGCCTTTAGGCCGTGAGGAGGTAATAGAAAGGATTTTGGAAGAACCGCCAACGATACCAATTCCTACTATAATAGCTTGAGTTTCAATTATTGCTTCTTCAAAACTAATAGAAGCAAGTTTAATTTTAAGTTCACGTTGTGTTACAAATTCATTTGAAAATTCAATATGGGCATACATAATTTTATTCCTTTGTTCTGAGTAAGTGTTTCAATGCGACTTGGCCGGCGTGGCCTGCACAATATGACTTTCCATCAATTTCATATGCGGCGCGCTTTTGGCATTGATTTGTTTCATAACCTTTCATCTTCGCGCAACGTTCACGACTGCCATTGAGTTGGGAAAATTCCGTCCCGTAAACGGGCGCGCAACATTGGCGGTGCGGTTCGACAATTGGAAGTTTTGGCCTTAAAGGAAAGATTATCATGAAACTATTCTTTCATTTTCGTGTCATAAATAATTAATTCAATTTTCTGCCGAACGATTGCAATTTGATAATTTACAATTAGATAGTATGAAGCTTCGCCAAGTTTTTCAAATGCTTCGGCTTTAGTTTTACAATGACAAGTTAAATAGAAATATGTGTTATTACCAAGAATAATATCACGTGCAATTTCGGAAGTTTTCCAGCCGTGTTTTTCTGCACATGCTTGCACGCCTTCACGATCCTTTTGATTAACAGTTATGTGAATTTCATAAGTCATTTTTAATCCTTTTTAATCGCATAAGGGGAAAGTGAAAGTGCATATGAATAATCATAAGAATTTAAGCCTGTATGCCTTTTAAATTCTGAACTGCCGTTCGGCACAATCGTTGCTTCACCTTTTGCAAGAGCTTCGAGACCGTTACTAAATTCTTGACTTTCAATCGCAAGTTCCCAAAGCTTATCTAGTATTTCTATATCTTCACGGACGGCGGTAACATTTGCAGTACGAACAAGAATGGCTAATTGTTCGGCAAGATATGGATTATTTGCCATTGCGAGAATAACTTCGGATGAAGCCGCGCCCATGAGGACTTCGTCATGTTGGCGTACTGCGTTTGCATATTCTGTGTTATCATTTACAAAATGGATGCCTTTAGTTCCATAAAACATATGATGTCGTCCGCAAATTGCGTCTTGACGACTTTCATCTAATTCTTCTTTATTTTCAAATTTCTTTGTCATTTTCTAAATACCTCCTCGATTTTATCTGCAACCATTTCAGGAGTTACTTTATCGTAATCATCATCTTCAAGACCATAAACTCGGGGATCAAGGAAAATATTACAAGTTTTGTTTTCAGGATCATATCCAAGCTTTTCTAGCATTTCTTGTGAATGTTCAATTTTGGTTTTGAAAACTCTTTCTGCAAGCGTCATTGCGCAACCGCAAGACATTTCAAAACAAGAATGTGTATAGAAATCCCATTTATAATCGCGCGGCCATTCTTCGGGATGACGGAGAATGTAGGCGAGGGAAGCGGGGGTGAGTTTGGTAAGGTTAGGTTTAATTTTATTTGTCATTATACTCTCTCCAAATTTCAATGTGACAATCTTGTTCAAGGGCGTCACGAAGGGTTGCATTTAAAGAGCGGCACTGTGGCGTATCTTCCCAATCAATTATTTGATCGTATAAGATTTCGCCGCCATGTTCGTCTCGAATTTGAACATGCGCTTTCATAATTAATCCCCGCATAACTTTTCTTTATCTTCGCATAATCTTTTAATTTTAGGGATTTTATTAAGAATTTCTTTAATTTCTTCGAGAGAAATGTCATTAATACTCGCACGAACTAGCGCTTGAACCAACAATCCGACCTCTATTGTATTATATTCGCCTTGATATTTAAAGACGTCTCGCAACGCTTCAGCAGTATCGCTTGTATCGTTTGCGATAACTTCTTCTACGGTATCGCGCAAACATCTAAAAGCATTCCAGCCTTCCCAAATAGCGTCATTAGCCGCTTGAAATGTAGCGCGATTTAATGTAAGATTTGAAAAATATTGCTTTTGAAGAACTTCAGGCTTGGTGCGAATTTTAGTGTTTTCTTCTTCAGCTTTTATTTTTGCAATAGTTTCGGCTTCTTCTTTTGTATCGTATAAATCTTTTTCATAATAGATACTGCCACCGCCAATTCCGCTGCAATAAGAAATTGGACCTTTTAAGGTATTATATTCGTGTGATGGCCATTCAATACGGATTTGAGCGAGGTGTACTAATTCGGCATAACCTGTCCAAGCTTCATATTTAAGTGAAACTAATTCACGCGTGCCGTGGTTATAGCAACATCTAAAACATGAAATTTCATGTTCAATACCAGACGCGGCAATAACTTTCCATTTACGGCTGCCATGACAATCTGGGCAAGGAAATTCTTTTGTGGTGCTAGTTATTCTGGAAATCCAAGCAGTATCGCCAGCTTTATATTTAGGGATTGGACATGCATTCATATTTTTAACTCCACCATTCAGGTTTAGGGGAATATTTCCATTCTGCAAAGGCGCGTTTATCGCCAAGGTAATACGCACGATATGCTACGATAGTATCCGGCCCTTTATATTTATCCGGCAAACACTGTGGCGGCGTTGAAAAAGCATAGGATTTAATGCGGCGCGGCAATGCTTCCAAGGAAATAATAAGGCGCGCGGTTTTATGAATGTTATTATAGCGCCGCGTATATTCCTCGCATAGCGCCGCGAAATGTTCAAAAAGCCAGTTGTAATGCAAAGAAGAGTGGCGCACCCAAATGTTTGACGGATGATGTATGTGGGTTTGTTTGTAAAGATATTCACTATCCGCGTAACCATCGCCGTCAAGAATGCGATGCGCCGTCGAAAGCATTTGCGCGCTTTCAAGAATCATTTTGACAACGTGCTTATCGCATAAGTATTGCGCGGCAAGGTGTGGGGAAGTGTCGAGGTAGAAAATGTTCATTTATTCTTCCTCCTCTTTCAAAACCACAATCGGCACGTTTTCTTGTGCCGCGATAACCGGGTAAGGGTACGCGCCGTAAAGTTCCAATTCAAGTGTTTCGTGTGTGGTAATTATTTTAATGGTCACGCATTGCTTGGTTTCGTCAATTGAGAAACCCGGCTTGACGCGGGAAATGGAAATGTCCAAAACGTCATGAATTGGAAAGGAGAGCATGGGAAGGGTACCTTTATAACATTTTACCATAAACATATTTGCAAAGCACATAAACTCCCAACGCAACTGCAAAAGCAATTCCAACATCATGAAAAGCTTGTGGCCATGTCATAATTTAAACTCCAAACGGATGCGCGCGCGAAATGCTTTTTAAACGCATATTAATATCAAAGCAAAGGTCCTTATATTCAAAAGTATTAACAAGTTTTGGCCCTTTAAATTGAGCGAAGAAAGCTTCTTCTTCGAGAAGGATAAAATTTGAAAGTTGATCCGGCGGAACTTTTACTCCGGCACGGCGCGCGATTACAAGGGTAACTTCTTGGCGGCGGTTCATGGCTGAAAATCCTTTGCGCGAATAGTGTTTCCCGAAGAAATGGTATTTTTCGACGCCCATTCCTTCATCATTTCGTCAACGCGCGCTTGAGTGGGGCAGGCATCGGAAGCGTAGGCGCGCGTAAGTTTTGTTTGTCGCGTCCGGAGGATTTTCAAAAGCGCTTGCAAACCCTTTTCGCTTTCATCGACGCGAATTGAATAACGCGTTGACGTTTCAGTTTGAAGGGAGGCGGCAAGGGAGCCATCAACTTCGAGGAAAAGGTATACGCCAAGGGACGGCGGCGGAAGCGCGTTTTGTAGGCGAAAATTTTCACGGCGCAACACGGCGACAAGCTTTTCTTGCTCCGCAACGCGCTCTTGAAGTTGTGCGATTTGTGTTAGGAATTTGTTTGGTTCCTGCATTTTGGATTTCTTTCCCATAATTGGTCTCTCCCCAGAGGGTTGGAAAGTTAAATTACAAAGGTCCAATTTTCTTATGCGTTTTTAAAGCACTACGCATAGAATTTTCAGTTGATTTTATCCCGTCTTTAATAGCTTTAAAAATTTTATCAACATCTTCTTCAGTGTAAAGAAGAGTTGAAGCATAAGTGAAGCCGTAAAGAGTATTGCAAGATGAAAGGATATTATTTACAGCGCTTTCAGCTTTTCGTTTAAAACGGGCACGTTTATCACGTTTTGGTTTTTCGATTGAAATTGGAAATTGGGAAATGTTATCTGACATTTCAAGCCTCACTAGCATTGCCAAGTTTGCTATTTTTGCACATTGTGCTAACGGACGCAAGGGGCATGTTTTGGCACGCTTCTTGCTACGCGCGTGCGCCCGAGCATTATATGAGGATCTGCTGACAGCGTGGCGTGAGCAAAAATCGCACTTTTCGCAAAATAACTCTTGCACGCGCCGCCCGTTCTGGTATGCTTTCTCTTGTCGGGCACTCCTGACACCCGGAGCGGGAAGTAGTATTAAACAGTTGATGGTATTGCACCTAAACTCTTCCCGCTCCGATTTCGATAAAGAAAGGAAAATTAAGTAGGAAGCAAGGCAAAAGTGGCCTAATCAGCCGTCCCAGCGAATAGGGAAGATCATCGCCAAAACTTCTTGTTGTGATGACAAGTGACTAAGTTAGAGGTGGAACGCTAGAGTTCCTTAAAATGATATTCGCCTTCCTTCTTAATTTTCTTTAGCGCGTGAGGTAGGAAAATTTAAAGTAAAAAATCTCTTTGGCATTAGTTCCTTGGAGTTTAAAAGTTTACTATTTTTCTTACTATGCAATTAAGGATCGCCTTTAAACGATCCTTCAATAGAACCTAAAAGGTAATGCCCCCTCTAACCCCGCCTTTTAGTTTCCGCGCTCCATGGTTGAAAAGGAGAAAAAGTTTAGGAAGTGGTGCAGAAAAGAGTTACTTCATCAGACGGTCATCGGTTCAAGTCCGATCAGAAAAGTAATTTTCTGTAGCTCAGATGGTAGAGCATTTGACTTTGGCTTCGGCCAGTTCTCTTTTCGCCTTTTCCCTTCCTGCAAAGTTTGAGAGTGGTGTAGATTACAGTTACTTCTCTTGGGGAGACGAGACGTAGGTTCAAATCCTACCGGAACGTAAGTTCTGTGGCGTAGTGGTCTAGCGCGCGTTTGTTATCTGTAGTCGCCTTTTCCCTCTCAAAGCAAAATAAAATGTTCGGTGGTGTAGGTGACGGTTACTTCTGCCATGATGAAAAACCGTTCCCGCTTGTTTCCCCGACGTAAAAGAGTAAGTGGTGTAGAAAAGAAGTTCACCAGCCTGCTAAGCTGGAGCGTAGCTCCGACCTTCTTTTCGCTTTTCCCTTACTACTTCTATGTTGGAGGAAATAAAAATTTCTTTAACATAGGAGAATAAAAATGAAGCTTAACGTAACTGCCCAAGCAAAGCCGGTGTTCACCCATGAAGGTGCGCCGGCTTTTTTGCATTTGACGCCTTTGCAGGCGCTTCGTCGTTCTGTTCTTTCTTGTTTGCTTTGGGAAAATGAATTTTATGAAGATGGCCAAAGCATTGCGGCGAGAATTGAAAAACTTGCCGAAGAAGTGAAAGTTACGGAACTTGCGGCGCTGGCAATTGAAGCGCGGGAAAAGTATAATTTGAGGCACGTTCCGTTACTTTTGCTTTGTGCGTTGGCGAAGCGGGGAGTTAAATCTTCTATTGTTTCCGAAACAATTTTCCAAACTATTCAACGCGCCGATGAACTTACGGAACTTTGCGCGATTTATTGGAGGAATGGAAAAGTTCCACTCAGTGCACAGATGAAAAAGGGTTTGGCACGCGCATTTGGAAAGTTTAATGCGTATCAGCTTGCTAAGTACAATAGGGACGGGCAAGTAAAACTGAGGGACGTATTGCGTCTTGTTCATGCGAAGCCGAATGCGGAACAGGAAGAAGTGTGGAAAAAACTTATGAACGGCACGCTTGAAAGCCCTGATACTTGGGAAGTGGCGCTTTCTGGCGGCGCGAATAAAAAAGAAACTTTTACGCGGCTTTTGCTTGAAAAGAAGTTGGGTTATTTGGCGCTGCTGCGCAATTTGAGAAATATGCAGGAAAGCGGAGTGGATGCAAATCTTATTCGTGGCGCAATTCTTGAGCGGCGCGGCGCGGATAAGGTTTTGCCGTTTCGGTTTACTGCAGCGGCGCGTATTGTGCCGATGTTTGAGCCAGAACTTGACGCTGCGTTGCTTACCGGAATTATGCAAATGGAAACATTGCAGGGCCGAACGGCAATTCTTGTAGATGTGAGTGGCAGTATGAATGAAAGACTTTCGGCTAAAAGTGATCTAACGCGTCGTGATGCCGCCGCCACGCTTGCAAGTATTTTCCCAGGTAATTGTCGTGTCTTTGCTTTTGCGGATGTGATTACCGAAGTTCCGCCGCGAAAGGGAATGGCTGGAGTGGACGCGATTAATAATTGTCCGCGTGGCGGTACAAGACTTTTTGATGCGATTGAGGAAATTAATAAAAAAGTTCCCTATGATCGCATTGTAGTTATTACAGATGAACAAACTACAGGATTTAAACGTCAACACTTTGAACAAAGCGCTTTGCAAACTTGCCCTGCGCCGAAAGGTAAAGGATATATAATTAACGTCGCGAGTGCGCAAAACGGCGTTGGTTACGGGCCCTGGGTGCACATCGACGGTTTTTCAGAACAAGTTATCAACTTCATCCTTGAACATGAAAGGCAAGTGTGAAGGAAAGGAAAAGTGCAACGTCAACGGCTCACGGCTACCGCGCTACCGCGCTAGCGCCCTGTGAAATAAGTGTTGACGGCGGCGTTGTGCTTTGGTATCTTGTTTTTATTCAAACGGCGGCGCGTTGCCGCAAGCTTAAATCGAAAGGTTAATAAAATGAGCAAGTCGAATGTGGCCCATAAGGAAGAGGTTGAGGGCGAGGTTTTGGTCAATCTGACCGGCGTGACTGCCAAGGTGGTTTCGCGTGGCGATGGGCCGGAATATACGGTTAATGCCGCCGATGTGCACCCCGACAAGTGGCCGACGCTGTTCAATCGCGCCGTTTCGGACGTGATCACGGCGCTGTCGCAGGTTGGCATCATCAAGCCGAACAAGGAAGACTTCTTGAATGAGGCTGAGCACGCCGCCGCTCTCGAAGAGTGGAAGGCCGAGAAGCTGGCCCGCAAGGAGACCTTCGCCAAGGCTTTTAGCGCCGAGGGCGCGGATTTCCCGTCCACTTCCGTCTGGACGCGCATTTCACCCGTTCGGCAGGTCATGAATGAAATTGCGGATGAAGACCTCCGCAAGTATTTCAATGGCCATCAGGTCCGCGAGAGCAAGCCCAAGGGCGTTTTCGCGTTCCCCGAGAACAAGGAACTGGTGGGCATCCGCGCCAAGTGGTTGGCCAAGTATGGCGACGAAATCCAGGCCGAGGCTCAGGACCGCATCGCCAATGGCCACAAGCCCACTACGGTTGAAGCGCCGAAGGCCGATAGCGTGGACTTCTAAAAGGGAAGAAAAAGACGCTAGGTACCAAAACCGGATTGGTGATAATCCTAGGTGGAATAGCATAAAAAGTCTGAGGCTATTCAATTTCCTTTGGGGAAAGGGCGGAAGAAATTCTTCCCTTTCTTCTAAGGAAATTTAAAAGGAAATAAAAATGAGTTTCCTTGGTTTTATTTTTCTTGTTTATATTTCATATAAATTCTGGGGATTAATTCTCAATGGAAAATTATGATCAAATCGATTACGCCGCCCGATGCTTTCTTATTGTTGACGCGCATCGGGATAATGAAAAGGCGCTTTTGATGTGGATTTATGGAATTGAAAAGAGGATTGTGACCGTCTGGGGTTATATTGACGGTTTTGTTGTGGATTACATCGCAAAACGGCGCGATAGGGATTTGATGGAAGATTGAAGGCTTTCCACCTCCGCGCCGAAAATTAGGAGTTGACATTATGCTTTATCAAGTTTATAAAGATAATCGGCGCGTTGGTTTCGTCCCTGGGGTTGATGCCCATAGCGCCCAAAAGGATTTCTTGAATACCCTCGGCTTTAAAGTTGTGCCGTTCGGCAATGACTTTGAAGAGGGGGATCGAGAACAGCCCGAAAAGGTCAAGTAAAAGCTTGGGAAAACAACGGGTTGAGTGCATAGGAATGTGTATATAAATGGGCGCGCCTTCTTCGCCGGCGAGTACGAGCTCAACTTTGAGGAACATGGTTACACCAAGGAACAACTCGCCGCGATATGCGGTCAGGAATAGGAGGGTTTAATTACCTTCTATTTCTTTTAATAAAAACTTGAAATAAGGCCGAAATTGAGTAAAATCTTTTTCGGCCTTATTTGTTTTCGGAGTTTGAAAATGACGGCGCATAAATGGATTTATGTGGATTTGTGGCAAGGTGCGGAAAGTTTTAGCATCACACAAATGCAAGTTATGACAGATGATAGCTATAATATGTATAGCTATAACGTGCCGAATTTTGGAAACCTAGCGTATGAGGGTGGGTGGAAAACACAAGCGGATATTGGCCCTGATATTCTTTATCAGGAAGAAATCGGCAATCCGAATAGTGCGAAGCCGTTAACGTGGAATAATGCGGATTTTGCCGCGCAATATCACAATAATGATCCGAATGTAATTCAAGGCGCGGCGCACAACCAACTTTATATGTATTTTACTAGTTTAGATAATAAATATACAAGCTTGGAAGATATTACTAATAACAATTGGATTACCCTTGCAGTTAGCAATGATAAAGGAACAAGTTGGACGGATTTGGGGCAAATTTATAAAGGATGGTCTCCGAGTGCCTTATGGGAATATGGTAAAGTTGACGTGTTTTACAATACGGCAAGCGCAGAAACGCAAATGGTGCAGTTTGGGTCGAATGGAACGAATGTAATTAGCGAGGGAAAAACCCTTATGGATATTACAACAAATTCCCCTATTCACGCCATTAACGTTTCCGTTTGCGCGGATGGAAATCTTCTTGTCTTAGTTGGAAATGATGCGGAACATTACGGACACTTTGGGGACATTTTGGCTTACGTGGCATTGGCGAGTGATCCTTATTCTTGGAAACCTTTATTGAAAACAGGGAGTACGTTTATTCAAGGGGGAAATGTGGAATTGCTTACACCGGAAATTCATTACATTGGGAATAATTCATTTGATTTGACCTTCACGGAAAATCTTGCGTTGCAGGCGAATGGATTAACACCTAATCCAGTTCCGCAACATACGGTGACGATGGATTGGGTATTTCAGTTACATTGAAAAATTTTTCTTAAAGGGGATTGCAAAAAGTTTTCTTAAGGCATATATGTTTGTGCAGGCAATCAAGCCGCTTAGGAGGATTTTAAAATGAGCAATCTTTATCAGTGTCATAATCAGTGGATGAGCCGCCCGGATGACGAAAGGTATGTGGGTGACGGGACTACCTTCGGCGCGTTGTCCGAAATGCTGGCGGATATGGAAGACTTTCGGGCTAACGCGCGGGAAGTGGTGACGCCGAAGGATGGTTTTCGTGCGGTGGAATATCAACATGAGGGAGCGCCGACCGTTGGCGTGATCGGCAAGGGTGGCGTGGCCTATGCGCCGACGCACTACGCTTTCGGTCAGCTTGCAACCCTCGCGGAAGCGCCGCCGAGCTATTTGCGCCGCCTTCCCGCGCCGTTGGCTGTCGAGTGCCTGAATACCGGCCTGGACAAGTACACGGGGAACACTCAGTTGCTTCTCTCGAAAAAATCCAACGTGGTCGCCGCGTTCACCGGCGAAAACTACGGGCGCATCTGGAATGATGACGTGATCCGTGGTGTTACGGATTTCGTCGGCAATCATTCGGATTGGAGCATTCCCGGCGTGTTCGGGAAAAAGGTAAAAGTTACCAAGGATACCACCACGCTTTTCGCGTCCGACCATGACTTTTTCATCTTCCTCGCCGACGAAGAAAATCGGGTGAAGTTCGGCAATCGTCGCGAAGGCGAAGAGGATAAGGGTTTGGCGCGGGGTTTCTTTGTGCGCAATTCCATGGTTGGAGACTGTAAATTTACGGTTTCCATGTTCCTCTTCGACTATGCGTGCTCCAACCGCATTGTGTGGGGAGCGGAGTGTTATGAGGAGATTTCCATCCGCCACAGCAAAACCGCGCCTGATCGGTGGATTGGCCAAGCCCAAGGATTGCTGGACAGCTACCGAAACTCTTCCGTTGCGCCGCTGGAAAATGCCCTGGCCGAGGCTCGCACGGCGCGACTGGAAGATAAGCGCGTGGTGGAAATCCTTGCGCCGCTCGTCGGTGTGCGGAGCGTCGAGAAGGTCAAGGCGCAACATATGGAAGAAGAACATCGTCCGATGGAAACGCTTTGGGATACGGTTACCGGCCTGACCGCCTACGCTCGCAACGTGCCGTATCAAGACGAGCGTGTGAAGTTGGAACGTGAGGCCGGAAAGCTTCTTTCCCGTTTCCTGCCCAAGCAAAAGCTGGACGTGGAAGCGAAAACTGTGGTGCAGGTGGCCAAGCCGGTGATTGACTTCTAACAAGCTACGCAGCGACAAAAATGGCGCGGGAAGGTTTCGGCCTAACCCGCGCCTTTTCTTTTATTGTCCTATTGCCTTCAACAAATCTTCAATCTTATTCAAAATTCTCCCAATACGTTCAACTTCTTTATAATTCACCTGATTTTCAAGCAATTCAAATCTATATTTCCTTAAAAGTTCTCCAAAAGCCTCACAAAACAATTCAATTAGTTTTTCCATTACAGAAAATCCTTTCCTTCTTCATATGGAATATTTGCAGCTTCTTCCCCGTTATCCGGGGCTTTTCTGTATTTCTCTCTTTCTTTTTTAAAATCCTCAATAAATTTCTTTCGCTTCTCTTCTAATTCTTCTTTGCTTTCGCCCAGCCCTTCCATAAGTTCTTTATATTCCTCACTATATTCTTCCAAGCCTTCAATGCTTTCTTTGTCAACTTGACGCTGTATTTGCTTTCTTTTTCTATGTCGCGTTTTCCTCTCATTTGACGCCCAATGCGCCATAATTGTTGCTCTCGTTTCTCTTGCAATTCCATCTGGAATTATCATTGCTTCTCTGTAAAGCAAATCAACAAGTTTTAATAACTCATTATCTCCCATATATTTAACACTAGCGTAAGTATTAATTGCGTCACAATACGCTCGCATTTCCACTATTTTCTTTCTCAATTCTATTGCTTCTTCGCAAAGTTCTTTTACTAATTCTTTTGTAAAGGCCATGAATATTACTCCATTATTGAGTGTGACTTATGGTAGGGCATGAGGAGGCGCAAGGCAACGTGAAAAGGGCCGTCACCGTGCGATCGGACACGCGGTTTAGATGCGGCGCAGCGCCGCCCCGGCTTGCCCTTGCCGCGCGGCCCCGTCTTTTGTCCCGTCACCGTGCGATCTCCCTTGCGGTTTGCTTTACGCTGTCGCAATCAGTCGAGAGGGGAGGTAGACTGGGGTTTCTTACTACAATATATATATGTAGAATTAAGAAACCCCTGTAAGAGCCTAAACCGTAAGTCACGTCGCCAGGAGACGGCAGAAAAGACGGGGCCGCGCGACGCCAGAAGGCAAAAGGTTCCGGGCAAATGCAGAGGTCACCAAATGGTCACAGCTAGACCCGCGTTTCACGGCCTGTTTCACGGGCGCTGGTGAGAGTTAGGCCCTCCTCCGCTACATCGCCCTACCCAGCCCCTCAACTCTCACCAGCGGCCCTCCTATCGCCTCGCCACCTTGCCCGTGAGAAAGCCTTTCTCCCTCTCGCCAAGTACAACCCTTTCCCCGCTATGCTCTAAAACGCGTTCTAAGGGGTGCTACAGCGACGAAAGCCCTTCTCAGGTAGGTCAGATACTCAACTCTGCCTTCTGTGATTTGTTCTCTTTTTGTTTTAAAACTTTTCCAAGGAAAGAAAAGGGGTTGACGTGAAATGAAAATTAGCGGCATATGGGCGGCAAAGGGGAGGTCTTCTTTCTCTTCCGAGTTTAGGGCTTGCCCTCTTCCCGCGCTGTTTGACAAGTGAATAATCTTTCCCTGGTGGATTGATCATAGGGGCGGCCACAAAATGAAAGGCTGATCCATGGAAACTCTTACCTTTTCCGACGAAGAACTTTCGACAATTTCCAATGCCTTGCGTGTCGCCGCTGAGCGATTTGACGAATGCGCGAAGGTTAATGAAATGATTGTTTGCGGTCTCGATACTCAATTCAAACGTCAAGCTAACCAATGTCGCGAACTTTACGCGATCATCGCAGATAAAACCGGGTACGCTTCCTAACTTCCCCTTCCCGCCCCTATTATTAATCCACTTAGCAAAGGAGAAAGTAAATGTGTGGAGACACTTCTAAAATCGTTGCGCTTCTTCTTCAAGATGCAGCATCTCTTCGCAAACTTGGATTTAAAATCCACGCAAGAGAAAGCATTAAACAAGCAAGATTTTTCAGGGTCAATTTTAAATAAGGGCGCGCGAAGCGCCCACCCCCATCCTGGGCATTTCTTTCGGCACTCCCGCACTGTGCAGGGAACGACTTTCCACTTTTTATCAAATTTATGTTAGCCCATTAAAAATACTTTCAAACGACTTCCCACTCGGAACCAAATTTAAGCTAGCCCATTTTCTTTATTCTTTTCATTTGGAAATTACTAAGAAATTTTCTGCTTTCCGCGACAAATTTCCCGTTTCCGCGCCGATTTTCCTTTTACTTTCACGCCACCGCAATGTTTCTGCCATTTTCCCCTGGGGCGGCCCGCGCGGCAGACCCACTCAAGCCCACTATGGCCCACTACATATAGTGCCAAAATGCGCGCCGCTCCCACATTCCCTTGTGTCAAGCGAAATCCTCTGCTACACTCTATATATGACTATCGACGTAGCGACCCAGGCCCTTCTCCGTTCCAAGCTTTCCGGCACGCGCGGCAAACAACCGGCGAACGTAGAAATCATTTCCGTCGCGCCGCTTTCTGAAGCCGATATGATTGCTTTGCAAAACCCCACTAAGGGTTTAAATGTCGCGCCGAGCTTAGTAAAAATTCGCGCGTCCCATCACCGCATCGCGCAATTAATTGCCGAGGGACGCAAGTACACGGAAATTTCCCTCATTTGTGGAATTTCCGCCGTCCGCGTTAGCCAACTTTGCGCCGATCCGGCTTTTCAAGAGCTTGTTGCCTTTTACATTGACGAAAGCAAAAAAGCTTTTGTGGATCATCAAGCACGTCTCGCAGATGTAGGCACAACGGCGCTCGAAATTCTTCGCGAACGTATGGAAGAAACGCCGGATCAGTTTAAAAACCGAGAACTTCTTGAACTTGTAGAAAAAACATATGACCGTTCCGTAGCGCCAACTAAAAACCTCTCTACTAAGTTTGGCGGCAACGGAAACGGGCAAAATGGCGGACTCAAAGTAAACATCAACTTTACTAATTCCTCTCCCGGCGTCACCATAGAAGGCACTTCGGAGGTTTTAAATGGCTAAACTTACCGCCGCCGCCCGAAAGAAAATTCCTTCCTCGAAATTTGGCCTCCCCGCCGAGCGTAAATATCCCGTTGAAGATAAAGTTCACGCTCGCGTTGCCAAATCTTACGCTTCTAAAGAAGTTAAAGCGGGTAAGCTTTCCCCCGCGTCGAAAAAGAAAATTGACCGGAAAGCAAATCTCGTTTTAAAAGGAAAATAAACTATGCCTAAGATGAAAATGCCGATGAATAGCGGCGCGACGGGTTCTATGTCTCCGGTTAAAGGTGTCGCCGGTAATGGTATGTCATATCGCGGCGGCGAAACTGGCGGCATGAACGCTAAAACCAAAGATGTAGAATACGGCACTAATAAAGGGCCAATGAATGTTGGAAAGCATTCTGTGGAAGGCGGACGCCGTTCGCATGAACATGCTATGCCGGGCCATCGCGTTCATGACGAGCATTTAAAAACCTCCGCTCATTCCAAAACCCATATGTCTCACGCCGTCGAACACTTACGCAAAGAACACAAGCACGAATATAAGAAATAATTCGGAGACGGGCCGTGAAAACTTTTATTAAAAATTTCCTGCTAGGAATGCTTTTGTATTCCGGCCCTCTTTTTGCACAGCAAGCAGTTCAGGTAGTGCCTTTGCAGGTTACTACCACTGTTGTTTCGGGCACAATTTCTGTAACTAATACCTTCCAAAGCATTTTCGCAAACACCCAAACTAGCAATCCTGGCGCGCGTGGTCGTACTTCTTGTACAGTGCAAAATAACGGCACGCACACTATGTTTGTATTTTTCGGGCCGATCGCAAATGCAACTTTAACCAATTCTTTTCAAGTTGGCCCCGGCGCGGCAATCCTTTGCTCCTTGGCAAACGGCTCAACTCTCCAAGACCAAGTTTCCATTACCGGCACCGCTACGGATGCTTTTGTAGCTTCGCAGCAATAAGGAAAGCAAAATGAAGAAATATCTTCTCCTTCTCGGCTTGCTTTTCTTTGGAAGTGCGGGCCATGCCCAGGTAAATCAAACTCAAATTTGCTTACCAACTTCCTCGGGTTGCATTCCGGTTAATAATTCTACGCCATTTCCAATTTCTACGAATGTGCCCGCCGCCGTTCAAACTACAAATGCCTCGCAGATTATTGCAACGGGCGGTACTTTTCAGCAGGCTCTCGCCGCAAATCCTTCACGCAAAGCCCTTACGGTAATTAACAACAACACTAATGGCCATAACTGCTATCTTTATATTGGCGGCGGCCCTGCTAATACTTCTAATTCCATTCTTCTCCCCCCTAATGGCCAATACTTTCGTAACTCAGGATACATTCCTCAAGATGTAATCCAAGTTACGTGTTCTGGCGCTGCTGATACGGTGTATGTCGATTATGAATAAATTTCTTAAATCCACTAGCATCGCGGTGCTTTTAATTGGCGCTTCTTCGCCTTCTTTTGCTCAGCAAATTCAGGGATTGAATAGCATTTCCGGTCTTATTTGTGCCGGATGTACTATTACTAATCCAACTATTACCGGCGGGACTATTGATAATACGCCCATAGGCCAAACCACTCAGGCTAACGGTGCGTTCAGTTTCCTCGGCTCTGGGGATCAAACGTCGCCAACTGGTCAGACCATTCTTAATTCCTTATTGAGCACCAACACTGCCGCCGGCTCTGTTATCGGGCTTAGGAAGTCTGCTGCGACAGCTAATCCGGCTTCTATTGTTTTTCTTAAGTCAAGAGGTACGGCGGCATCACCGAGTGTTGTTACTTCAGGCGATGATACCGCCGCCATGACGGCAACTTCATTCGACGGAACGAATTACATAACGTCAAGCCAAATAAGAATGAGTACAGAAGGCACGATCTCCACTGGCATCGTCCCTGGAAACATCAAATTCTTCACTACAAATTCTTCTGGTTCATCTACAGAAGCCGCGCGTTTTGATTCCTCCCAGCGCACTCTCCTCGGCTATACCTTCGACCAGGGTGGCGGGCAGAAGTTGCAGGTGAACGGTGGAGCGCTGATCTCCGGCAACCTCACCCTCGGCGCGAGCGCAACGTTTGGACCTACAAGTGGAAGCCTTACAGTTACTAGTAATGGAACGTTTGTTTTCGGCGGAGCCAGCACATCTCTGGAGCATTATTTTACTGCTACCGGCGCTGGAACTGACGTAGGTACATGGGATCATAGGGTTGATAGCACTGGTTTTGCCATTCGCGCACTTAATGACGCAAAAAGTTCCAATACGCTGGCATATTTAATCACCCGAGGCACCACCTACAACGTCGCCAAGCACGATTGGTACACCAGCACCACGGCAGGTACGGCGGTGCAGGGGATGGAGCTTGGAACAGGTGGTCTTACTATTGGCGATGGTACCTATAGGAGCTTCGTTGCCGCCTCTCCCAGTGGTGCTGCATGGGTTAACTATTTAAGTGTAAATGGTAATACTACGGGCAACAGTATTGGATTGAATGCTGTTGGCAGCGATACAAATGTGGGAATGAATTTCACCACTAAGGGGACGAGCCCGTTTGCATTCATAACCGGCGGTGGATCACGGACCCAGTTCGCCATCCTCGACAATGCCTCCGGCGCTGATTATGTGACGGTGACGAGTGGGGCGTCTGCTGGAGTAATTAATACTAATGCTGGAAATCTTAATATTGGAAGCACTGGCGGCACTACAACTCTTTCTGACGCTACAGTAGCTCTTACTAACGCTTTCGCAGTTAATGGCGCTGTTGCAACTTCTTTAGGTTCTGTCGGCCCGACCGGCTCCCACACTACTGTTCAACAGTGGCTTAAAATAACTCTAAATGGAACTGTCGGTTATATTCCAGTTTTTTAATGGAGAATAAAATGAAAAAATCGGCCCTTTTCTTTCTTTTACTTTCATCAACGGCGTTCGCCGAAGAACCGAAAAATTACACTTTAACCCTTTCCGGCCAAGAAATTGGTTATATTGGTCAGGTTCTCGCAGCGCGTCCGTATTCCGAAGTATCCACTTTAATTAATAAACTCCAAAGTCAACTTTCTTCTCAGGACGCTAAGGACCAAGAAGAAAAGAATCAAATTAAATCCGACGCGGAAAAATACCGCAAAGATCATTCAAAAGATTAATCGATTTCCAGCTTGACGCGTTAAGTCCCGTCCCTTAACCTCAAGCTAGACAAACCGGCGGGAAGAAAAGGAACATAAAATGAAGCTTAAATCTCTTCTCATTGGGGCGGCTGTGGCGGGCATTTCGACCGCTGCCCTTGCTTCTGGCTATTATGGTCAGAACGGTAGTCTTGGTCAGGCGACTTGGCCTAGCCCTAATACCACTTCCGGCACTCTTCCGCTTTCCGGCAACGAAAGTTGGGTTGTTGACACTCAACTTCCGAACGGCCAGAACCCCGCGTCGGAATATATTAGCGCCGCTACCCTTGGCAATTATCTTACCGCCGGCCCCGGCGGTTCACGTAATGCTCTTATCGGCGGCGATTTCACTACTAATCTTTTCCAGCGTGGCACTAGCGTAACGGGCATTAGCAACACTGTTACTTACGGCCCCGACCGTTGGTTTGCCGTTGGTGGCGCGTCTTCGGCGATTTCTCTTCTAAAAGAAACTACTAACCTTCCCCTAGCTCCGAATAATCAGTTCGGCGCGTCCCTTCGCGTTTCTCAGGTTTCCACCACTGACACCGCCGTGGTTAACTTCGGTCAGGTTGTTAGCACTTCTAATTCCCTTAAGTTTGTTGGCAACACCGCCGTACTTTCTTTCTGGGCTAAGAAGGGCAGCGCCGCGCCGACTACTTTCACCGCGACGATTAATTCTGGCACTGGAACGGATGGTAGTGCCGCTAATATGGTTGCTGCCGGATGGACGGGCGAAGTTTCTAACTCCTGCACCATTACTCCGACTACTTCTTGGGCGCGTTATACCTGTTCTTATCCGATCGCGTCCACTATGAAGCAGGTTGGCGTGAGCTTTTCTTTCACACCCACGGGCATTTCTTCCACTAACCAGTGGTTTGAATTTGCGGGTATTCAGCTTGAAGCTGCCACGCAGTCCGCGTCTTGGGCCGCACTTGGAAACTACTTGTTCGGTGAAACTGTAGTTTCTAATGGCAATCTTTACTCTGAAACTGCAACTTCTTGCACTGCTGCCAGCACCGCACCTTCGGGCACGGCCAACTTTGTTGACGGCACTTGCACTTGGAAATATGTTTCCACTTATGCCGTTCCGGTTGTCGCGTCTGGATTTGATTTCCGTTCCGCTGGGTTGGAACAGGTTCTTCAACAACAGTATTATTGGGAATGGGACGAAACGGCTTCGGCTACTACGGATAGTCCATTCCTTTGCGTTGCTCAGAGCACTACTGTTGCGGTTTGTAAAGCGCGCGCTGCTGTTAACTTCCGCGTTGCGCCGACTATTACTTGCACCTTTGGTACTTTGAAACGCATGGTTGCCGGTACGGACACGGCTCTTACTGCTTGCGCCGCCGCTGCTACTACTAACGGCGTCTCGGATGTAAATGAAGTGACCATTACAGCCACCGTGGCTGCTGGCGATACCGCCGGTTTTGCTGGTACCCTCATGTCCGGCAATTCCACCGGCGGCGGTAAAATCACCGCTTCTGCCGAGTATTAACACCTTGAACGGAAGGGGAATTAAACCTCCCCTTCCCCTTTCTAAAACAGGTTATTTTCGGCCTCTTTTAGAAAGGTATTCAAGATGCAAACGCGGCAAGAAGTCGAAGAAGAACTTGAATATAAATACGGAGCCTGGGAAGAAAATAGAGTTGTCGCGCCGGGAGACCGAGGATTTGAACTTTACACACAATATGGACAACCTCTGACTTCTTACAATCAATTTTTTAATATGTCGCGCGACTGGAATTGGACCCCTAACTGGCCGAGGAATTGAAAAATGAAAAAGCCTTGTACTCTTAAAGAATATGAACATAGTAAAGCAGACATGAAAGCGGACCGCGCGGCGGTTAAGAAAATTAATAAAGAGCGCGCCGAGAAAGCTAAGACTAAGAAAAAGAAGTAAGCATGGAAGATTTTGAGGCAAATATTACCTTTGCGCCGGCGTTTGAAGATTTATTCAAACCGAACCGGTATAAGGTGTATTATGGCGGAAGAGGTAGCGCTAAAAGCTGGTCTTTTGCTCGCGCCCTTATCTGCATTGCCTTGCAACGTAAAGTCCGCATTCTTTGTGCGCGCGAACTTCAAACTTCAATTACTGACTCTGTTTATAAACTTCTGTCCGACCAAATTCATGAAATGGGTTTCGGGCAATATTTTGAGGTTCTTCAAAGTTCCATTCGTTGCACCGTAACCGGAAGTGAATTTGCCTTCGCGGGCTTGCGCACTAGCACCGTAACTAAGATCAAATCCTTTGAAGGTGTTGACTTTTGTTGGGTGGAAGAGGCGCAAACAGTTAGTAAAAAATCCTGGGACATTCTTATCCCTACAATCCGTAAGGAAGTTAAAGACGACAAAGGTAACATCATTTCTCAGTCTGAAATTTGGGTAAGTTTTAACCCGGACTTAGAGGAAGATGATACGTATCTTCGTTTTGTTAAGAAACCGCCTGGTAACGCCATTGTAAAGATGGTCTCTTGGCGCGACAATCCGTGGTTTCCTGAAGTTCTCCGCAAGGAAAAAGATGAACTGATGGAAAAGGATTACGATGCATATATGAATGTGTGGGAAGGGCATTGTAAAGTAATTCTAGACGGCGCCGTTTACGCGGAAGAAATTCGCCAGCTTATTATGGATAAGCGTATTACGAATGTTCCGTGGGATCGTTCAACCGCCGTGCACACGTTCTGGGATTTAGGCTGGGCCGACAGCACTTCCATTTGGTTCGCGCAACAAGTTGGCTTTGATATCCGAATTATCGATTACTATACTAATTCTCAAAAACCTATTCAACATTATCTCGACGTTTTGCAAAAGAAACAATACATCTATGGTACCGATTGGCTACCGCACGATGCAAAAGCGAAAGACCTTCGCACTGGAATGACAATTGAAGAGATTTGCAAAAAGTCGGGCCGTAATGTGCGAATTGTGCCTAAACTTTCTCTTAACGATGGTATTAACGCTGTACGTACTATCATCCCAAATTGCTGGTTTGATGAGGAAAAGTGCTCGGAGGGATTGAAGGCCCTCAAACATTACCGTTATGAAGTCGATGAGACGGCGGATAAAGAGCATAAGCAGTTCAGTAAGGTGCCAGTTCATGACTGGTCTTCGCATGGCGCGGATAGCTTTAGGTATTTGGCATTGAGTATTGGACGTTCTGGGCATAAGCAAAAGGGCCATGTGCAGCCCGCGCCGCCACAAAGTGCCCGCAGCTTTTTTGGCCTTCGCGGCAAAAGTTATAATCGTGAACCCGGCACGTCCGGTCTTGGTTGGATGAAATAATTGACAGAACTTTATGACGACGCCAATCCCGAATATGCGGACCTTGAGCCTGTAGTTAAAGAGGCCAAGGAACGCTTTGACCGGACGCATTCCTGGGAGGCGCGTGCGCGGGTGAATTACATCAACGATATTAAATTTGCTAATGCGGATGCTTATAACGGTTGGCAGTGGCCCAATGATTTGCGCCGCACGCGCGACTTGGACGATAAGCCGACGCTGACAATTAATAAGACCAATCAGCACAATTTGCAGATTATCAACGACGCGAAACAACACAAGCCCGGCATTCGTATTCGGCCCACCGGCAACGGCGCGACGTTTGAGGCGGCGCAAATTTACAACGGCATTATTCACCACATCGAATATATTTCCAACGCGCAAACCGCTTATATGAACGCCGTTGAATTTCAGGTTGAAACTGGTTGGGGATTTTGGCGTTTATCAACTGATTACGCTGGTCCCGAAAGCTTTGAGCAGGAAATTTTCATTAATTTAATTTCCAATCCTCTTTGCGTCCTTATTGACCCCGATGCAAAGGAAAAAGATAAATCCGACATGATGTTCGCGATCATTTTCGAGGATATCGAAAAGCACGAATTTATGTCGATGTATCCTGAATATAAAAATATGACGCTTGATCCGGCGCTTGGGGCCGAGGATGAGTGGATTACGAAAGATCACGTGCGCATCGCAGAGTATTTTCGCAAGGTGAAGCGCAAGGAAAAATTCGTCCGCGTTCGCCATCCTTTAACGGGCCAAATGTTTCAGGGGCATCTCTCCAAAATCGATAAGGAACACCACGATGCTATTCTCGCTGATCCTGATACTATTTGGCGCGATGTGGAACTTGATGTGGTTGAATGGTATTTGATTATAGGCAAAAAAGCCATTCAGAAGAAGATTTGGCCCGGAAAGTATATTCCGATTGTGCCGTTGTTTGGTAAAGAAACAGTTATTGATGACGAGTTGGACAGAAAAGGCCATACGCGCGCGATGATTGATCCGCAGCGCATGTACAATTTCTGGACCTCTTCCGCCACAGAACAAGTCGCGCTTCAAAGTAAAAGTCCATATATCGCGCCCGCCGAGGCTATTGAAGGTTACGAAACCTACTGGGAAAGCGCGAATGTGGTCAATCATTCCGTGCTGCCCTATAACGGCCTTGATGATGAAGGTAATCCTATCGCCGCGCCGCAACGTCAAATGCCGCCCGAAATGGCACGCGCTTATATTGATGGAATGCAGACCGCCGCGAATGAAATGATGATGGTTTCGGGCCAATATCAAGCCATGATGGGGGCGGCATCAAATGAACGTTCTGGCAAGGCTATTTCCGAGCGTCAACGTCAAGGCGACAATGCGACTTATCATTTCATTGATAATCTTGGGAACGCTATTCGTCTTACTGGCAAAATGCTCTTAGACCTCATTCCGAAGATTTATACCGAAAAGCGCATTATGCAAATTATGGCGAATGATGGCACGGACATTGAAGTTGAAATTGACCCGGCGGCAAAGCAAAGCCTTATTCAGCATACAGACGAAGAAGGCAAAGTTATTCGGCGCATTTTTAATCCGAATGTGGGAAGGTATGAAGTTCAAGCGGACATTGGGCCGGATTATGGAACGGGCCGCCAACAAACTTTCGACGCGCTGACTACTATTATTTCCCAAGCGCCGGAACTTATGAATGTGATTGGGGACCTTCTGCTAAAGGCGGCGGATTTCCCCATGGCTGATGAAGCGGCGCAACGGTTGAAGCGCATGACACCGCCACAAGCCCTTGGACAAGCGCCGACGCAGGCCGAACAAGCCTTGCAAGCGCAAATCCAACAGCTTCAACAGGCCCTTGGCAAACTTACCTTTGATGATCAAAAGCATAAGTTAGAACTTAAAGGCAAAGACCAGTTGCGCGACATTGAAGCTTATAAAGCTGAGACGGATCGGCTCAAGGTTATTCAGGATAGCATTGACCCAAATGAAATCGCACGTCTCGCCGCCCAACTTATTATAGATGCACTGAAAACGCCTCTTGGACCTATTGAAGCCCAAAATAATCAACAAGCTCCTATGATGCCACAAGGCGGGCTTCCCTTAGCGGCGGAGTAAATAAAATGACCCGAGTAGCCCACAAACTTTTTGTTCAAACGGCGCGCGAAATGGCCGCCGCGACTTATGAAAGCATGGCACAGAATAATGAATTTTACGCCGCATGTAAAGCGGGGGATTTGAGCCAAGATGTTTTTGTGGAGAAGGTTTATTCAAACTTCCTTCCCGAGGCAAAGAAAACTCTCACAAGTATGCTTTCCTTGCCTTCTACTCCTGAGTGGATGAAAGAACAAATTTACGAAGCGCTTCTTGAAGATAACCTCGCGCAAAATACCGTAAATCGGCATGAACGTCGCGCCGCTAGAAGCGCGAGTAAAATTAGAAATGGACAATTTGTATAGGAGAATAAAATGTCAAGTGCAGTAGAACTTGCGGCTAAAGGTAAATTATATATTTATGATTTACGCAATGATGAATTTCGAGCTGCATCTCAACTAGATTTAGATTTACTGATGGTACAAAATCAATATTATGGTAGGTTTCTTGAGTTATTTTCAGAAATTGGTGAATACGATCATCTTAAAAAAGAATATGTAAGATTACCTAAAAAAGGTGTAAGAAATCTTTCAAAGAAGTTATTAGAACTTCATAATGAATGTAGAAAAGAAGTTGTGAGATTTAGTAAATAATTAAACTAATGGCCCAAAGGAAAATATAAAATGACCACTGAAAATAACGCCTCGGTTCCTTCTCCAGCGCCCACTCCCGCGCCGTCTCCGGCTCCAACGCCTACGGAAGCGCCCGCGCCATCTTCCAAGCCCTGGTATGAAACCCGCATTGACGGCTTGACCAAGGAAAAGTACGAAACGCAGGCGGAAATAGAACAGCTTAAAAAGGAACTTGCGGAGTTAAAGGCTAAGAATGTCGCGCCGACGCCCGCCGCTACTCCTACGCCAACCGCCGCGCCGACTAAACCTATTAACATGACGCAGGAAGAGTTTGACGCGGAAGTTAAAAAACGCGCCGCTCAAGAAGCTGAACTTAAAGCCTTCAATGACAAGTGCAATAACGTTTTTGAAAGCGGCAAGAAAGCTTTCGCGGACTTTGAGGATAATTTAAAGTCCTTCTCCAAGCTCGGCGGCATTCCCATTCCGGTGGTTGAAATCGCGCTTGAGTTTGAGAAGCCCGAGGAACTTATTTATAACCTTTCCAAAAACCTGGATAAAGCGGCGGAAATTTTCAAACTTTCGCCCGCTAAGCAAGCCTTGGCTCTTGAGCGTTTCCAGCGCGAAGCGGAAAAAGAAGCCAAGCAGCAAAATAAAGGTCCGGGAACGCCGCCCGTTAAACCCGTTGTCGGTGGCACCCGTTCTTCCGGCGAAAAGAACCCGGAAGATATGTCTATGGAAGAATTTGTAGCTTGGAGAGAAAAGCAAAGCGCTTAATCTTCAAAGGAAGCTAAGTTTCTTGGGGATTTAGCTTCCTCCTCTTTCCTTTCCCATGTGTGCCTGTTCCAAGAAGAGGGGCAACCCTCACGCAAGGCTTCGGCCCCCTTGCAAAGTTGAAGACTGTTCCAGTTCTTTCTTCAACCTTATTTTCTAACTTTGCCCTTGGAGCATAAAATGGCTAATTCACTTCTTACGATTAGTATGATTACCAGGGAGGCTGTGCGTCTCTGGAAGAACACCAATGCTTTCTTGCAGAACATTGACACGCAGTACGATGATAGCTTCGGCGAAATCGGCGCGAAAATCGGTAACGCGCTCCGTATCCGTCTGCCGAATGACTTCACTGTCCGTACCGGTCCTGCCGCGCAAATCCAGGATACGGCGGAACAGTCTACCACTTTGACCCTGGCTACGCAGAAAGGCGTGGACGTTTCCTTTTCGTCCGCTGACCGCGCCCTTTCGTTGGATGACTACTCCAAGCGTATCCTCGCGCCATCCATCAATAACTTGGCCGGTGCCGTCGCCGCCGATATCATGTCTGGCATTGATCCGGGCGCGGCGGATTTGGTTGCGAACGTGGACGGTTCTAATAATCTCCTTTCCCCGATTGCTTCTACTTTCCTCCAGGCCGGAGCTTTACTCGACACCAATTCCGCGCCGACTGGCAATCGTAAGATTGTCAACGATCCTTTCACCGAGGCGCGTACCGTCGCTACGTTGTCCGGCCTGTTCAATCCGCAGTCCACTATTGCCAAGCAGTACACCTCCGGGCGTATGTACGACGCGCTTGGTTTTATTTGGATGAAAGATCAGACCATTCTGAAACACACCACTGGCAGTTTGGCAATTAATACCGCCACTGTTAACGGCGCGGGTCAGACTGGTTTGACGGTTGTAGTTCAGAATATGACCGGCACTCTGAACGTTGGTGATATTATTACTCTTCCGGGATCTAACGCCGTGAACCGTATCACTAAGCAGGATACGGGCGCGCTTCGACAGTTTGTGGTTACGGCCAATGTCGCGGCCAATGCCACGCAGATCCCGATTTACCCTGCCATTGTTCCAGCGGGCGCGGGTGGCGCTCAAACTCAGTACCAAACCGTTGTAAATTCTCCAACTAACGGCGGCTTTGTCAATCCGGTTCTGAATGCCTCTATTACTTTCCGTAAGAACTTTGCTTTCGTACCGGAAGCCGTCACTTTGGCTACTGCTGATCTTGAACTGCCGAAAGGTGTTCATGAAGCGGCGCGCGAAGTCTATGACGGTGTTTCCATGCGCATGGTGACTGCTTATGATGTTAAGTCTGATCAGTTGATCACACGTTTGGATATTCTGTACGGATATCTTTACATTCGCCCGGAATGGATTTGTATCGTTCCAGACGTTATTTAACAGCTAGAGGTTCCTCTCCCCTCTAGCGGCCCGGTGGGCCAAATTACCCAGGAGAGGTAATATTCTCCGCCTCTCCTGGGGATTTTCTAAAGGAGAAATTAAAGGTGCGAAATGCCGCTTATTAAAAGCTCGTCGCCGAAAGCCGTTGGGAAAAATATTCTCATTGAAAAGGCCGCGGGCAAGCCTCAAAAACAAGCGGTCGCGATCGCACTTTCTGTTCAACGCAAAGCGGAAGGCAAGAAAGCCGCCCGCAAAAAGAAAGGTAAATGATCATGGCTATGGCCCGCGCGCCCATTTATGAAAATATGCAGTTCCCTGTTTATGAATATCAGGAATACCCGAAGGCGATTACTATCCCCGAAGGGTTGGAAGATAACTTTACTTGTATGTCAAACAACATGGCCAATATGGTCTTTGTTCATGACGAGAACGGCAATATTGTGAACCGTCCGGCGCGAAAATATACCGCCCAGGTTCAGGTTAATTCCGAAGAGGAAGAAGCCGCCGTGCTTGCGAAGATTAAGAAGCTTCAAGGTAGTTCTGCGAAGCCGGTTGAAGATAAGAAGTAAGGAAATAAAAAGATGCCTACAGTTCTGGACTTAGTAAATCTTTCGCTTTTTAGCGCCGGAATTGTTGGCACTGGTCAAACGGCGTCCGCTCAAGACGCTAATAATGCTTACACTATGCTCAACTATATGTTGTCCGAATGGCAGCGTAAACGTTGGCTTGTATGGCATTTAGTAGACTTGGCGGTTGTTAGTAATGGCAGCGTTTCCTATACGGTCGGGCCTGGGGGAAATATTAACGTTCCTCAGCGCCCCGACCGCTTGGAAGCCGCATATCTTCGCCAGTTAGTGGCCGCGCCGCCATTCCAAGTTGACTTTCCCATTCAAATTCTTGAAGCGCGCGAAGATTACTCGCGGATCAGTTTAAAGGAACTTACAAGCTTCACCCGCTATATGTGGTATGACGCCGCGTATCCTCTCGGCGCAATTTTTCCGTGGCCGCTTCCTAACGCGACAATTTATGAACTTCATATTCTTATTAAGGAACAACTTAGTCAATTTACATCCCTTAGCCAAACCTTCAATCTCCCGCTTGAGTATGAAAATACAATTCATTGGAATTTGACAGATCGACTAATTGCCGCGTATCAAGTACCACTTGACCCTGATCAACGCAATAAAATTGAGCGGCTCGCAAAAGATAGTCTTAATACAATTCGTAAAGCTAACGCACAAATTCCAAGACTTACAATGCCTACAAACCTTATTCGCCCTGGCGTTTATAATCCGTATTCAGATCAAATCCAGTAAGTGTGAGAAATACTTATGCCTAAAACTATTCCTCTTCTTACTGGCACGTACAAAGCGAAAAGTATTATCGCGTCGGCGCAAACATGCAAAAATCTCTATCCTGAGATTAACCCGCCAGATAGCGAAACGCCGGTAACGCATTATCCTGCGCCGGGTCTTGTCCAACTCGTTACGCCGCCGTTTGGTGCAGGGCCTGGGCGTGGAATTTATTTATCTACCACCAATCAACTTTTCGCCGTTATTGATGTATTAGTGTATGAAGTAAATACTTTACTCAATACCATGACCGTTATTGGTGATATTACTTCTGGAACAACTCCCGTAAGTATGACTGATAACGGCACGCAAATGGTAGTTGTTGCCGGTAAAAATCTTGGCTGGACATATACATTTGCAACTGGAATTTGGGCGCAAATTAATGATCCTGCATTTCAGGGGGCAGATTACGTCGGGTACTTAGACGGTTTTACTATTTTTAATAATCCTGGCACGAACTTCTTTTATTCTACCCTTGCGAACCAAATTACCCCGTTTGATGCGCTTTATTTCGCGCAAAAATCTGGCTTTCAGGACCAAATTATGGGTCTTGTTTGTAACCATAGAGAAATCTTTCTCATTGGCCAAATGACTTCCGAAGTTTGGTATAACGCGGGCAATCCTCTTTTCCCCTTTGCTCTTATTCCTGGCGTTTTTATTCAAAAAGGTTGTGGCGCGAAATATTCAATTTGCAGACATGATCTTTTTGTTATTTTCATCTCTCAGGATAAAGACGGCCATGCCGAATGTTGGTTAATTGAAGGATACAAAGCACGCAAAGTTTCTAATCCCGCGCTTGAACAAGAATGGAGCGCGTATGAAACTGTCGAAGACGCGACTTCCTTTATTTATCAACTTGGCGGTCATACTTTTTATCAAGTGACATTTATTTCCGCCGATACAACATACGTTTATGATATTACAACGGACCAATGGCACCAACGCACATGGACGGATACAGATGGTAATGAACATCGTCATCGTGCTATTTGTGCTACTTATGCTTTTGGAAAAATTGTTTGCCTCGATTGGCAGAACGGCACGTTATACGCACTTGACGGTAATACTTATACTGATGCTGGTAATCCTATCGTATATCGGCGCGCGTTTCCTCACTTAACCAATTCCGGTGTGATTAACTTTTTTGATAATTTTTACGCCGATATGGAAGTTGGACAAAGCCAGGATGGAAGTATCCCGATGCTTACCCTCCGTTGGTCCGATGATCGCGGCGAAACTTACGGCACGCCAATTACTCAAAGTATGGGCCAAGGTGGAAGTTATTTAACGAGCATCAAATTCAACCGTCTTGGACGTGCGCGCGATAGGGTGTTTGAACTTTCTTGGTCAGCGCCGGTAAAGACAGCCCTCAACGGCGCGTATGTTCAAGTGCGGAGTGCGGCGGTATGATTGTTCAACCTAAAGCTTTATGGGGGCCTCTTCAGCTTGTACTTGCGGGTGGCGGCCCGTCCGCACTTATTTATACCGCGCCAAGTCTTAACTCGCCAATTTTAATTTCCAACGTAACCTTTTGTAATTCAGATGGCAGCGCCCACACCTTTTCCGCATATGTAGTTCGCAGCGGCGGCAGTCTTTCGAATACTAACGCGATTATTATTTTAAAATCTCTCGCGGCTTATCAAAGTTATACCGCGGTTGAATTTAACGCACTTACTCTTAACCCTGGCGACACTATTTGGGCTAATGCGGATGCCGCGTCGAAAGTAAATTGTATTGGTTCGGGATGGGGCGCATGAATTATATTATTTACTCCATGCCGCGTTCGCGTAGTAAATGGCTTTCTACTTTCTTAACCTACAAAGATTGGCATTGCGGCCACGATGAATTGCAACATTTACATAATTTTGACGATGTAAAATCTTGGATTAGCCAGGAAAATATTGGAAGTGTTGAAACGGCGGCGGCGCCGTGGTGGAGGTTATTTAATAAACTTTCGCCGAATACAAAAATTATAATTTTGCGGCGCAATCTTGACGATGTTGTGAATAGTTATATTGCCGCCGGCGCAAACATTTCCAAAGAAGCCCTTTATCCTCTATTTAAAAAATATGAAAACAAACTCAATCAAATTGAAAAACGGCACAAAAATTCTATTTCTGTTACCTTTGAAGAATTAAGGTCAATGGAAACTTGTCGGCAAATTTTTGAATATTGCCTTCCATATGAATTTGACGTTAGTCATTGGTTGAATTTATCGGGCAAAAATATTCAAATTAATATGCAGGCTTTACTTAAATATTGCGCCGTATTTAAACCTCAATTTGAAAAATTTATCGCTCAGGCAAAAGCGCAATCTATCATTGATCTTAATGCGGGTAAAATTATAAATCCAGATGGCATTACCATTCAAAAAGAGCCCTTTGAAACTTATTATAATGACGCTGTTAAATTATTTAAAGAACATTTAGTTGTTGTCGGCGAACATCCTGATAATTTTGCAAATAAAAATATTCCTTTGCTACGCACGTTAGACCAATTAGGTTGTCTTCAAATTCTTACAGCACGTTGCAATGGCCGTATGTTTGGATATTTAATGACTGTTATTGGGCCGTCTTTAGAAAGTCAAACGGATAAATCCGCGTTCAATTTAACTTTCTTTGCCTCTAAAGAATTTCCAGGTTTGGGGTTGAAACTTCAACGCGCGGCTGTACAATATTTAAAAGAAACTAATGTGGATGAGCTTTTTCTTCGCGCTGGTACGCGCGGTTCTGGCAATAAACTTGATACTTTGTATAAACGCCTCGGTGCCGAAGATTTCGGCCATATGTATAAACTTGATTTGAAAGGCCAATAAAATGGGTATGGCTGGAGCTATTGCGGCGGCGGCGGGCGCGAGTATTATTGGATCGGCAATTAGTGCGGATGCGGCTGGAAATGCCGCAAGCAAGCAAGCACAATCCGCCAATAATGCACTTGCAAATCAACAAGGGGTTTGGAACCAAGTTCAAAATTACTTTAAGCCGTATGTAAATGCAGGGCAGAGCGCGATTGAAAACTATTCTAATGCGCTTCCAGGCATTGCTGGAAATATTTCTAATATTCAAGCGCCGCAGGCTCTTAATAAGTTTTTTTCGCCGACCGATTTAGTACAAACTCCAGGTTATCAGTTTACTCTTAACCAAGGATTGCAAGCGACGCAAAATGGCTTTTCGGCGCAAGGTTTAAATAATTCTGGCGCGGCCACTAAAGGCGCGGCGCAATATGCTCAAGGACTTGCGAGTAATACGTATAACCAACAGTTGCAGAATTACCTTGCACAGCAAGGGCAACAGTACAGTCAAGGACTTTCTAATGCGCAATTTGGTCTTGGAAAGCAGCAGGCTTTAAATAATATGCTCTTTAACGCTGCTGGTCTCGGTCAAAATGCTGTTACAAGTCTTTCTGGCGCCGGTCTCGGTTCGGCGCAACAAACTAATAATCTTCTTACTCAGTTGGGCAATGCTCAAGCGGCAGGAATTGTTGGGCAGGCTAACGCGCTTGGCGGCGGACTTAATAGTCTTGGAAGCCTTGCTTCTACTTACGGAATTTTGAATGGATTAAATCCGCAAAATCCTAATTATTCAAATACTAATCCACTTTTTAATTTCTCATATGGCGGCGGACAGCCTTCAAATTATATGACGTTTGGCGGAGGACAATAATAAAATGACTATTGACTCTTCTATTGCTCTCCAAGCTCAAACGCCGCAAACTGGTCTAGGAAATGCGCTCGCTCCGTTCCTGCAAATTCTTCAAGCTAAAAACTTGATGAACCAACAGGCGATGTTCCAGCAGCAATTCGCGGCGCGGCAAGCTATCGGGCCTATTTTACAACAATCCATTGATCCTCAAACTGGTGAAGTGGACTATGATAAAGCCTTCAAAATGGCCGCCGCTAATCCGCAAACTGCTTTTATGGCTGGGGATTTGCTTAACCAAGGCATTCAGCGCCAGCAAACACAAGCTAATATTACCAAGATAAATTTAGAAAATGCTAAATCGCACCTTGATAATATCGGCGGTATCGCTACGGGTTTACTTTCGCAGGCCACGCAAACTCAGGGACCAGACGGCCAGCCTGTTTTTAATCTCGATCCAAGCAAGGTTCAAGAAGCGGTTACAAATGGAGTTAAAAACGGCCTTATTCCTGCCGATATGGCGCAGCAAATTACTTCAAATCTTTCGTCCGATCCAACGGCGCTTTATCAAAAAGTAAAGCAGTTCGCCTTACAATCAAATGCACATTCGGATCAACTTAACAGTATTCTCGGAAAAATTGAACATATTGATACTGGTGGCGGCACGCGAATTGTAAGTGAAGCTCCAGGCGCGGTAAATCCTCTTACAACTCTTGGTATACAGCCAAAAAGCGCTACTCCTGGTGAATTGCTTAATCCGCAGCAAGTTATTAATCCGCTTACTAAAGAAACGCAAGTTGTGCCCGCCGGGCGGCTTTTTGGTAATATGCAGGGCAATGTGCCTGCTATGCAGGGTGTTGGCAGTGCTGGAGGAGGTAATACTCCCATTGCGCCTAGTAATGCTTTAATCGGCGCTACTCAGTCTCAACCTGCCGCGTTGCGTCCTGCCAATGCCTTTCCTCTGGCCGCGCCTGCTGGAAACGTTACTTCTGCCGCGCCGGGCGATATCGAAGCCGAGAAAGATTTCAAATCTTCTTACGCGCCGCAAGTCGCTAACCTTGCTGCGAATGTCAATCAACAGCGACTTATTCTTGGCGAAATTCAAGGCAAACTTAATGAAGTTAAGCAAAATCCTGACTTGCTTAAAAACACTGTTGGACCGGGCGCGGATTTGAAAAACCTCGTCGCGCGTTTTCTTACTGCCGTTCCGGGTTCTAATCCTGATTGGATTAATAAAAATCTGCAAAACGTGTCAGATTATTCTCAGTTGCGTAGCATGATGCAGGATGTGGTTATTCCTCAAGCGCGGCTCATGTTCGGTACGGCGGGAAGTCAGCATCTTCCTGTCGGTGAATACGCGCCATTTTCGGATGCACATATTAATACCAACACTCCTGAAAGCGCCGTTGAAGGACTTCTAAGTTACTATGGAAAACTCGGCGGCTTGTCGCGCCTCACGTCTGACTTCCTTAATAACTATCTCGACGCCGCGTCTAATCCCGCTGAACGTTCTAAAATGTTCGGCCAGAAATACCTCTCTCAAAATCAGTTCATTCATGACTTCACTGACTACCTACATTCCAAGCCGGGGCAAGCGCGCCTTTCTCAATACGGCGTTATTGGGAGTAATGAATAATGACTGATTGGTCAGACTTTGATAAGAAGTTAGATGCGAACGCGGATAAATGGTCTGCGTTTGACGCGAAAATGGGGCCAGCGAATGCGGAGCAGGAAATTAAGAGTGCGCCGCCGCCCACTCCTGCCGCGCCTACTAATACTCCCATGGGCGCAGGCTTCTTCGGTCAAAACGCGCTTTTAGGGCTTTCAGGACTTCTTGACATTGCTGGCGGCGCAGGTTTTACTAATCCTCTGTTAAATTCAATTGATCCAAGCTATCAAACACGTTTTGGATCTAATATCGCGCCTGTAACTACATTACTTGAAAAATCTGGAGTTGTTTCCCCCGAAAATGCTAATCCAACGGGCGAAATTCCTAAACTCGCGGCGGCGGCAACGCGTGGTTTGGCGGGCCAACTTCCCATTGCGGCACTTTCGGGCGGTACGGCCACTCTTCCGGGTTTAATTAAACTTGGCGCTCAGGGCGCGCTTGGCGGCGTCGGCAGTGAATTCGGACAAGAAATTGCGTCGAAACACCCCATTATTGGCGGCGCTCTTGGCGCTCTTGTTGGCGGTCTTACGCCTAATATCGCTGAAATTGGCGCAGCCAAAGCGGCGGGACTTCCAGCCTCGCTTCTTCACCTTCAAACTCCTGAAGTTAACCCTGCTGCCGCTGGCCCTCTGCAAGACCTCATGAAAAGCGGAATTGAGCCGAGCGTAAATCAATTATTTCCTGCTGCGAAACGAAGCCTCTCTCAGCAAGAGCAAATTAATTCTGCGCTTGCTAAGTCCTTTGGTGAAAATGCCACGGATCTTAAAGCAGATACTTTTGCTAACGCAGCAAAACGTATCGGCGCAAGTTTTGATGACGTGGCGGCGAAAACTCCGTTTATTCCTCTTGACCAAAATTACTCTACTGAACTTAATAATGTTCAAACGCGCCTTAACAACTCCGCGCTTTCTGACTATGAACGCGCCGCTGTACAGAGGATGATTGATAATGTTCATCCGCGTAACAATATCGCGCCGAACCAAATTGTTCCTGGACTTAGCGGCGACCAGTATCAGCAATTTACTAAATCTGGCGGTCAACTTTCTGATTTATTGGGTAATGATAACTCAACCGTAAAGGGTTTGGCACAGAATATTCGTAGTGCGATGGACGATGCCATGGAACGCGCTGCGCCGCCGGATGTAGCGGACCAACTCCGAACCGCGCGCACACAGTATAAAAATATGCTTATGGCAAAAGATTTTAAACCCGACGCACAAGGTAACGTAGATCCTGGAAGTATTACTACTTCGCGCGTTAGTAATTACTATCCGAATTTTTATAAAGGTGGCATTAACAATCAAGATGATTTGGAAAATTTACTTCGCGGCGCTAGCCTGCTGAAGACGCCAGAAGCCCCTAAAGGCAATTCTATGTTCAATAAGCTTCTTACCGCAGGTGTTGGCGGCGCGGGAACGTTAGCACTTGAACATGGACTTTTACCTAATATGTCTATTACAGACCTTCCAACTGTAGGTACGGCACTAGGTGTTGGCGGATTAATTGCCGCTGCTCCTAAAGCTTCGCGCGCACTTCTTGACACTGATTGGTATAAAAATCAACTTCTTCGTCAAGCCCTCGGCCAAACACCAACTTATAATCCGCTTGCTTCTTCCCTTTCTGCCGATATTGCGAACCAAAAATGATAACTAACCAAGGCTTTCCAAATATTTCAATGCCGTTTGTGGACCCAAAAACGGGCACACTTGAGACGCCATGGTTTCAATTTCTTCGCGCGCTTTATGAACGTACCGGCGGCACAACTGGAACTTCTTCGGACAGCGGCCCTTCCGCTCAAATTCAAGAAGCTATGTCGGAGCAAGATGAATGGCGTAATCCAGTTCAAAATCTTTACGGCCTCGCTACGCAAAATGAAGTGTCGGACCCAACTATAAATAATCCTTGGGGAAATATCTGGGGAGCAGCGTTCAGTTCTACGGCAAGTGGCAGCGGTAGTAGTGGAAGTTTACCTAATATTGCAAATAATACTTTTCTTGCAAATATTTCTGGGGCACTTGCTCAGCCTACTGCTACAACCGAAACAGCATTTCTTGATAGTGCGATGGGCAGTGCGCGTGGCGATATTCTTTATCGTGGCGCAGCAAATTGGGCAGCATTAGCTCTCGGATCAAATAATCAAATACTTGCAAGCAATGGTACGGACATTCTTTGGGAAAATCTCACTCTTGCGATGTTCCCTCAAATCGCAGATGCTACGCTTTTAAGTAATATTTCCGGCGTTGCAGCAGTTCCGGCGGCAAATTCTTTAACAAGTATTTTTGATCACGATATGGGCAACACAAGGGGTAACATACTCTACAGGGGTGCAGCTAATTGGGCGGCGCTGGGTCTAGGCAGCACCGGGCAGATGCTGCGGTCGAATGGCACCGACATCACCTGGGCAAGCTCGATCGGCTATGCCGGAGACCAGTCCTATCAAACCTCGAACTGGGCCTCTGGCACCAATTTCACCACCAACTGTTCGTTTTATACCTCGGCCACCACTCAGCAGTCGGCCGAACGCGAAATCCTTGCTGGCGTCTTCTTCACCTCCACGCTGGGCGGCAATCAGTCTGGCTCGCCGACACGCGATAAGGTTGCATTCGCCGGCATGATTGAGGGCAAGGCAGGCTCTGGTGATACATGGGCTCTTTACGGTGTAAATGTCCTCGATTCCGGCTCTATGGCTAGCACTGGCTATGTGGCGCAGGGCCTGGAAATCGACCTCAACAACAATACTGGCGTAAATCTGTCATCGCCAACAACGATCGGCGGTCATACAGCCCAGGCCACGGGAATCGCGATCACTGGGGCCAGCAATAATTCCGCTACAGCGGCTCTATGGATCACCGGAACAGGGCCAGCAGGCGGTCCTAATAATGCGCAATGGGACAAGGGCATCTGGTTCACGGGCGGAACCGCAATCGGCACCGCCTGCATCGTCGATCAGAGCCAGAACGCCTACTATAGCGTCGATTATTCGGGCGCGATCTATCAGCGCTCGCCGATCAATTGGAACACCGGAGCGACCGCGACCTCCGCCACGACAGGCGCCCAAACGCTTCCTGCCAACCCTGCCGGCTTCCTGATCTTCTACAATGGCGGCACGCCCATCAAAATTCCCTACTACAACAATTAAGGATAAATAAAATGGACGCCCAAACTAAACTTAAAATGATGATTGGTGATTTGATGTTGCAGGTTATTACTCTTTCATCTCAAATTGAAACTCTTCAAGAACAAAATAAATCTATGGCTGAGAAACTCGCGGAGTTACAGAAAAATGGCACAGACACTACCAATTGAACTTTGCAGCGGACAGTTGATTAGTACGGTGCCGACGAATTTATATATTGCCCCTGCCTCGGCTTTAGTGACAATTCGGCGCGCGGTTTTTTCAAGTCTCTTAACCGTACCTGTTTTGCTTACCGTACAGAAATTTCTCGCAGATGGCGTGACGAATTTTACTCTCATTAATCAACAACCCATTAGCGCTGGAGAACAATTCGTCGCGGCGGCGCTTGCTAATCTTGTACTTAAATCAGGTGAAAGTATTAAGGCTTCAGCGTCCGTCGCCTCTTCTTTAAATGCTTTCATTTCCGGTTTCCAGTCCCAATAAGGAACCTTTAAAATGGCTACCCTTCTTCCTAATGCAAAACAACAATTCTTTAACGGTAATGGGCAGCCATTGGCGGGCGGCTCCGTTTATATGTATATTCCCAACACTACCACGCTGAAAAATACGTGGAAAGACGCGGGCCAAACGCAGTTAAATACTAATCCGATTGTGCTTGATGCAAATGGCGAGGCAGTTATTTACGGCGCTGGCGCGTATCGTCAACAGGTTTATGATAGCGCTGGCAATCTTCAATGGGACGCGCAAACGCAGGATTTAACATCTGTGCTTCAAGGTCAAGTCGTGCTTTGGTGTGGACTTGCGGGAGGCAGTGGAGATAGTATTACCCTTACCCCCACTCCCGCTATCACTGCACTTGTTGCCGGCCAAAACTTTGAATTTATTGCGTCTGCGGCCAATTCCGGAAATAACCCCGTTGATATTAATATTTCTGGTCTCGGATTTCAAACGGCAAATTTTCGCGGAAGTAGTTCAGTTCCGGCAAACTTGTTGCATTCTGGTGTGACAACTTTAATTACTTGGAACGGCACTAATTTTGATATTATGTCGCCGCCGCCAGCAATTTTTAATGATAGTATTACAACTTCCCCGTCGATTTCAGTCAGTCCAACGGGAAATGCTGCCATCACAACTCTTACTTCCTTTAACGTTCAAACTAACGCAGCATCTGCCACTACTCGCGAATTTATGGTTTGCCTTGGATTTACGTCCGCAACTGGGAGTGCTAATGCCGGGCCGCCAAATTATGCCGACAAGGTTGCTCTTTACGCAGGTATGACTGGTAATACCGGCACGTCGAATATTTGGGCAATTAACACAGTAACTACTGTTGCGACCGCCGCCGCCGGACTTTATAACGCGGATGGATATGAAATTGACGTTAATAATAATTCTGGCAGTGATTACGCGGATCTTGTAACCGGCCCTGCCGTTTCCTGCTACGGCGCAATCGCGTCCATGGGTGGTACGAATAAAACTACTTCTGGTTTTGCTGCCGTAAGTTTTGCGGGCGGATGCTGGTATGGTTTTGCCGTCGCTGGCACGAATTTCCTTAACGCCGCGTTCCTTGATACTTCCACTGGAATTGTCAATGGAATGAAGATTTATGGCAGTAAAAGCGGAGCGCTTATTGACCTTTCTCAAGCGTCTTCGGGCGTTAGTCAGGGGCTTTTGGTTGGACAAGGTACGGGCGTTTATGGCGTAAATGCCGGCGGAACGGCGCAATATAATCTCATCGAAGCTAGCGGCGCTAGTGTGATTATAGGCGACAGTACGCATTGGACTAATGTGCAGCTTAACGCGACTACCGCCGTTTATACCGGAAGTGATAACGTTGTTTCCTTGGGAACTTCTTTGCAACGTTGGAGCGTTGTATACGCGGCGACTGGTACAATTAATACTTCGGATGAGAATGTAAAATTTGATATCGCGCCGCTTCCGCAAAATATGTTGGAGTTGGTGAAAAATACCGATCCAATTGCATATAAGCATAAAGACGGCGGTATGGAGCCGATTGAAGTTACTCAAGAAGAAGACGTTCCGGTATTTGAAGAAATTCAAACGACGCGTCGCGAAACAAAAATTGTGGATGGCCGGGCCATTCAAGTTGAAGTGCCGGATGTGATTAAGCATCAAGTGTATGATGAATTTCCGGTGTTTGACGCGGCGGGAAATCCTATTTATGACATTACCCCGGCCAAAGAAGAAGTTAAAAACGAAAAAGGCGAAGTAATTGTTGAAGCAACGCCGGAAATACGGACGCAGCGTTTGCATCGCGTTCCGCGTACTGAAAAGAAACTTGTAACTAAAACTATTATGCAATCGCGCGTCGGCAAGCGAACCCACTTTGGCTTTTCGGCGCAAAAAATTAAAGAGGTGACAAGCAGACTTCAAGATAGTGCTGGTAATCAATTGGATTTTGCAGGCTTCACGCAAGACCCTACTTCCGGTTTGTGCGGCCTTCGCATGGATCAGCTTATTCCAATTTTATGGCAAGCAGTGCAAGAACTTAGCGCGCAAGTTGAAGAACTCAAGCAGGGGAAATGAAATGAATAAAACGCCAACTGAGGGTGTAGGGCATCATATTATGGATGGAGTTATGGTTGTTAGTGGGGCGCTTAGTCCTTGGTGGTTAAATTTATTTGAACCTGGGTTGCGCGCGTTTGTACTTATTGCTACGGCGATTGTACTTGGATTGCGTATGTATAAACTTCTTATGCAGTTTCTCGTTTTTATTGGATTACGCCGCAAACAAAAATCGCGCGCGACGGATTTTGAAGATGAGGAGGATTGAATGTTGCGGCAAGTTACTCCGAATTTACTTCAACATTTAGCAAATTTAATTCATGGTGAGGAAGGATGTAAATTAACGTCGTATTTGGATCAAGGCGGCGTTTGGACAATTGGATGGGGGCATACGCAGGGCGTAAGTGAAGGTATGACTTGCACACAAGAACAGGCGAATGCATGGTTTCAAGAAAACCTTCATGATGCCGAAGGTTATGTGCAATATTACGTTCATGTGCTTCTTAATGATAACCAATTTGCAGCGCTAGTTAGTCTTGTTTACAACATTGGCGCCGGAAATTTCTCTCATTCAACTTTGCTTAAAGACCTCAATAATAATGACTTCGCGGATGCGGCCAGTCAGTTTTTAGTGTGGGACTTGGTTGACGGCGAAAAAAACGCGGGGCTAAGTGCACGGCGACATGCCGAACAAGCTTTATTTTTAACGCCCATGGAGTAAAGAAAATGAATAGTACAGGTTTAACTATCGCCAGCGGCGGCACCGCTACGGCAATGCTTGGTGAATTTCTTATGTGGATTACAAAATGGCCTTTGCAACCCTTAGATCAAAACCAGGCTTTAGCGGCGGCTGGACTTTTAATTGGGGCCGGCGGTCTTGTGGCGCATTATTTGCAAAGCAAAAAGGCGGCGACCCCACAAAACCCTACGCAGGAAGGAAATTAAAAATGAACGTGCAGGATATGATTAATGCGGCGCAATCTAAAGCGGCGGATTTGCAGAAGCAAATTGACGGGTTTAATGAGCAGATTGCAAGTTTGACGGCGCAACGGGATTTGCATAATGCCGCCGCAACAAGTCTTCTTTCGATTAGCGATGAACAGAAGAATGCTTTGAATATGCTTATTACGGAGAATGGAAATGGTTAGAAAGTTTGCAGTGCTTGGCATAGTGCTTTTGCTTTCCGCGTGTTCAGGAACAGATTATCTTGCAGATGTGACCAAGGACACCCATTCCGGGTGCTTTAGCGCTAATACAAATTATATGGGCTTTACAGAAAACGTTACTTATATTCACCTTGGTGATAATTCCGCCGCGATGAATGCCAGCCCGACTTGTGCTGGTATTACTCAAGCGACGGGCGCACTTCCTAATGCAATTGGAACGGGGTTAATTCCTGTTACGCCCGCGCCGCTTGGAAAAACTAACTAAAAATTTAGGGAGGGTTTCGCGCCCTCCCTTTATTTTATTTTAATATTATTTTTTAAAATATTCATATTTTTTATGTAATTTTTTCTATTCCAACATAAATGATTAGTTAAAAATATTCCACGTTCTTTATAATTTTTAATAAAAAATTGTTCCATTTTTAATGCTTGAATTTCATATTTACAATTATATATTTCTTCTATTATTGGTATAATATTATTTTCAAGTAAAATTTTTATTGCTTTTGCGCTTGTTGGAGTTGTTAATTTTAAATGTTGTTTTAATCGCCTATTAAGTGAATAGGTTTTACCCACATAAAATGGAGTTAAATTTATTGGGTTAATTAAATGATATACGTAATATTTTTCGTGCATTTTGGAGATTTATAATGAATAATATGCCTAATTTTAAAGAATTACTTCCTCTTATTCAGCTTGCGTGTGAAGGCGCATATGAGTTGGATGTTAGTAAGTGTCATGATTTGGTGGTTAGTTATGGGATGGAGTTTGTTAAAGTTATTGGAAATGGAGAGTGTTTTATTACGGTGGTACGACGGAATGGGGATTTGGTGCTTGGGGTGCGCGGCACGCAATTTACAGATGGATTTAGTTTAGCGCAACTTTTGGATAATGAACGGTTTGAGGAAGTGACGGCGCAAGGCGTGCCGGGCTTCGCTATGGACGGGTACGCCGCGCCGTTGTGGTCATTGCTCGACGCCGCGGTCATTCCCTGGACGCCGCGCACATACATCGTTGGACATTCCATGGGAGGCATTCGGACGTTGCTTGCCGCCGCGCGCGTTCCCGATAACGTTAAGCTTACGCGGATTGCGCTCGCCCCGCCATGCGGGATGGACAAAGACTTTAGCGCCACGTTGAATGCCCGGTACGGCGAATCAATTGTTATTGGCCGCGAATGTGATTTTGCTCTTAATCATCCTATTCTCGCGCCAAAGTTTATTCAACAAACGCCGATACTTCATTTAACATCTAACGCGCCGGAATACGTTGAAAAATGGCCGTGGTGGGATGAAAGTATTGAAGATCACAAGCCGGAAAAGTATTTAGAAGATTGGGTTAAACTTGCTCAATTATAAGTTTTTTAAACGTACTTGCATGTATTCGGAGGGAACAGTATGGATCAGTTCCCTCCGTTTTTATTTCAATCATTTGGCGTCCTGGCGAATTATGTTTAGCTAGTTCAATGAAAGCTAAAAGCTTTTTATAATTTTCAAGATCATATTCTGAAAGTTCCATTTACCAAACTCCTAATTCATAACCGATTAAAATGCAAATAAGGCCGAAAACCCCGACGAAAAGATAATTCCAATAATTCGTCCGGGTTTTTATTCCATAAGATTTTTCCCAGACTTTTTCTTTGGGATATTCATGTTCATTTGTAAATTTGTTCCGCCACTCTCTTAAACTATCTTTTTCTTGTTCTGTGAAGACATATTTTACTTTTACAAACTTCCCAGTTTTAGGATCGCGCGGCGGCATTATTTTTCTCCTAATGATTAATTCTATCCTCGGGCCGTTGCCTCATGAGCAACTTAGTGACACTATCTTGCAGACGATGATTTTCTTGTTTTAAATTAATAATTTCATCATCTTGTAAATTTATTTTATTTTCCTTCTTCTGCAATTCAAGTTCGTAAGTGTGAACTTTATCTAATTGAATTGCGCAGATGCAGATTAGAAATAAAATTACACCTGCGTCGAATAAGTAAAGGCGAAGTTTCATTTTATAATTCCTGCTACCGTTTCAATAGAACCTGACGGATCAATAAAAATACTACATTCAATATCTTTACATAGTTTTTTATCAATTTTGACTGTGCGTGGTCCAAATATTCTTAGTGCTTTATGTTGCATTAAATATTGATAAATAGCTTCCGCAACTTCATCGCCAGTTAGATTTACATAAAGTTGATTAGCTTTAATTTCCATCACAAAACCTCCATATCTGCGAAACTCTTAGCGCGCGGCCTATAAGTTCCCTCATCTACAATTTCATCTAAATAATCCATTTCAACAAGAAGGTTCAAAATAGAATTAATTTTGTCGTGCGGACAGCGATCTTTGAGAAAGGAAAGCATGAGGGCCTTGGGGACATTACGTTTTTGGCTCACGTGAATTTTCATGGCGAATAAGTATGCTTCCTCAATAATATCCTTGTCGCTACGCCCGACCATCGCGCGGAAAACGTCCGGCATTAATTCTTCGGCCTCGAAAAGCCATTCCATCGCGCGCCGCACGTCTTCGGCTTGTATTTCAGGTATTTTCTGAGGCGAATGCGATAAGGCCATAACAATAGAAAGTTTAGTAATGTTTTGGACACGTCTTGGCAGGTAATCTTCAAGTTTGGGATGCCTTGGGATCGGCGCATAATTCCTCTCCTCAATCCAATTTACCAGTTCATACGCGGCTTCCGGGGACCAAAAAATTTCGCCGCGTAGGCCAGTAATCATTGAAAGGTCTTGAAGCACTTCCGCTCGCAATTGTGCTCTTGCTGCTTTCACTTCCGGCGCCGTTTGAGTAAACAACTTTGGTTTAATTTCTTGTTCGGAATAAACCATAATTGTACGGCCCATGAAACCCTGACCCCATGCAACATCTGGAAGCAATTGCGCCATCATCGCGGGTTGCGCGCCGATAAGAAGATTTAATCCGGGGTTCTTAATAACAATCTGAACATTGCCCGTTCGGCGGTTCTGTTGAAAACTTTCAAAGCAGTTCCAAAAGAACGCAAGAGAAGAAATAAATGTCGTTTCATACGCTTTGATAAAAACGTTCATTTCCTCGGCGAAAACGGACATAAAGGAATACTCCTCCAACCGTCCCTCGCCTAAATTCTCCAACCACACGCTTTCCGCGAGTTTATCTACAACCGCCGGTCCCGTAACATCGTCGGGACAAATAAATAGCGGCTTACGCGCATTATCCGCAGAGCAGTTTTTCCGCTTGATGTAACGAGATAACGCACGGGCAGTATTAATGATACCTTTTCCTCGCCCTGGGCGCCCGACAAGCATGATGAAAAGATTAGGATAAACGGGTTTATCTTCAAGTGCGCACGAAAATAAACGCCGCTCCGCCGCCGCACCAATGAGCGATGCCGCCGCCCACTTGCGGTAAATTTCAGGGCTTTGTTCATTTTTAGTATATTCTACAAAATTATCTATTAAGTCTCGGCGCGACATTCCCTACAATCCTTTCATCCGGGGAATTCTCCTTAAATTTCTTTAAGCCGAGGAGGTTGAGGCGGGGCATTGTGCCCTTTTCGCCGTTTTTGCGCCACCTAGCTATATCATTTTCGTCGGCATATGGGCCTAGGTTAAATCCTATTTTGGCCTCGCCGGGGACGATTAATTCGCGTCCCTTGTGGTGTAGTCTAATGTCAATTTGCTTTAAGAGTAAGGGGATAATATCATTCGGATGGATTGTAACAGGGCATTGACAATAAATGGCGTCGTGCACTTGTGCTAAGAGTTGAACTTGTGGTACATTTTTCCAGATGCGATATAAAGCTAAATTTGTGCGGTCTGCGGTTGAGGATTGAGGGGAAAAGGCGATTGCTTTGCGGAGGGTGCTGTCTTCATGGGCGCGATCAAAGAAAAAACGTTGACGGCCCCAGGGGGTAGTTAAACTTGACGTTTCTTTAAGTTGTTGAGCAACCCAATTATGCCATAAAGGAAAACCTGGGAAAGCGGAGAAATAGTTGTGTTGGAACTCTTCGGCAAGATGAACGGGGATTTTGGCATGACGAGACAAGGTGGCTGGTTTTCCATAATAGTTTGAACCATGGCCCAATTTCTTTGCCATAAATCTGTACTCGAAATCTCTGTAAAATGGTTGTTCAGCAATTTCACGGTCCTTCTTTAAATCCCCCGTCCATGGAAGATTTTTCCAAGTTAGCTTGCAGACAAGGGTATGCAAATCACCGCCGTAACAGGCGTCAAGATAAGACCATTCATCAAACAAAACACCTTGCAGCCATCCAACTTCGCGGCTTTCGGCCTGTTCAAGATCGATGCCGATTAGATAATAACCTGGATCGGCGATAAAAATATGTCTAAGTGCTACATCGATATTTTGAAAATTCGATCCTGTATTCTCGGAACTCGCGGAAGAAGAAAGGCGTCCGGTTTCGGTTCCTGCAATGTTATAACTTGTTCTCCATCGATCATCGTTATCGATTTCGGTTTCAAAAACTTGTTTTTGTTTGTTGAGGTCTCGGATAGCAAGTAAGCAGGCAAGGATAGGACGCGCGTATAAGTAATCATCCAGTTTTTCCAACGCTTCGCGGTTGACACTAAGTTTCTTTTCGCCCTTGAACGTAATCCATTGTTCGGGCAAGTGCATTGCTTCATAAAGGAATTTCTTGATTTGCGCCGGGGAATTGGGGTTTAGTGGCGCGTCCCAAATCGCGTAGGCGTAGCGTTGGAGAATGGCGTTGATTTGATTGATTTGAGAAGAGAGAGTGATGACACCTTTAAGCGCCTCGCGGCGATCTACTCGAAACCCGCGTAACATGATTTCGAGGATCGGCGCTTGCAAGGCGCGTTCAAAAGCGTAGATGGGGTTGTCGGCTTTGTCCTGTAACTTGTTAAAAATTTCAAGCGTTAAACAGGAGTCTAAACCATTATATACCTGATCATTGGTTGAGCTGTCGTTTATTTGTTTTAAATTGGCTGTTTGGATTAACACGAAATAAATTCCCCCATTTAATCTGGTTTCAGGGCGTGGACTTGAACCACGATTAACGGAGTCAAAGTCCGTTGTCCTACCTTTAGACGACCCTGAAATATTTATTCAAAAATCCAAATCATCAATAGTAGCTTTAGGTTTGGGCGCGTAAGCGGGCCGTTCTGGTGTGGCAAGGAAGCTGTGTGGCGCTTTGCCCTTGCTTTGCCATTCAGGGTCTGCGCCCATCCATTTTACTAGCGCCGCCTCGGGATCATCAAGCCAATCGGCGAAAAATTGCGGTACGGTTTCACCAAGATTGAAGTATTTATATGCGGTGTCATTTAGTGCCGTTGGCACTTTGAAGCCGATTTTGAAGCCGCCGCCAAGACATGAACCCGCGATCATGCAAGGAATGGGAATGGTGGTGTTAAGATAACATGGATGGCCATGTTCTGTAACGGGCCGCGCCGGGTCTAGGAGTTTCACCATTTGAATTTCAAATTCTTATCAATTGTATTGCCTTTGCCGCTGCCATCTGAGATGGGCGTTTTGGTGTGGCAACGCTTGTGATGTTCGAGGCAATATGAGCCACCTTTTATTGCAGGTTCGGCGCAAGTGTAGGCTTTTTCCGTGCCGTGCCCTTCGATCCAGCGACATGTGTCAGGTTGGAAGTCAGGTGAAAGTTTAGCGATGTGGCCGGTTGCGTTGAAGGTTGTGCGGGACATTATGCCTCTTCCTTTCTACTTTTCACCATACATTCCTTGGGAAGTTTTGTACGGCAAATCGCGCCGTTTTCAAACCATGTGACAAGGTGGACGCCGTTATCGAGTATGGCGATGATTGTGAGGTCAGGTCCGCCGGAGACAAGTTTTACAACGTCGCCAACGGAAAATGTAGTATCGGACATAATTTTATTTCCATATATCAGATATTAAATAAATGAAAGCTATAAATATTCCAAATAAAATTGTAAATATACCACAACCAATGCAAGTTAGTGCAATTTTAATTAGCATTTTATTTTCCTTAAATTTGGTGCGGAAGGTGGGACTTGAACCCACAACCGTTCGGTAATCTGCCGATCATGGATTATAAATCCACCGCTCTACCATTGAGCTACTTCCGCAATTTGGTGGGCACGGTGAGATTTGAACTCACGATGTTTCTAATGTGACGGATTTTAAGTCCGTTGCGTTTCAACCAACTTCGCCACGCGCCCTAAAATTAATACTAACAATAATCCTCAATAGTTTGAATTAACTCATCAGCAAATTGATTAAATTTATTTTGATACTCTTCTTGAAATTTTTCTGTATCAAAATCTTTACTATGAGGATTAATTCTATCATCTCTTAAATCTTTTAATTCCATGTCTAATTTATATGCTTTAATTAAGATAATATTTCTAATACGACGTAAATTCATTCATACATCTCCTCTAAAATCTTACTCAATTTTTGCCCTAATTGATCCATGAGAATTGGAAGCCCGGACAAATCGCCCGCGACATTATTGAAAATAATATTAAACGGTACAAGTATTCCAAGACTATCCGTGATTGGTTTGAAAGTTATTGTAATTTCAAACTCATGCACCATTCCACCTTGTTCAAGGGTGATTGTGTGGTTGATAGAGGGGTAACGGCGCGGGGAGGGTTTCATAGCTTAAACACCTTAAAACATTTTCCACGTTGTTTAGTGGCTTTATATTGCAAAATTTTACCTACTTTTAATGCATCTCTTAGGGCATCCATAGGAGTTGGACCGTAACCCAATAATGTAAAAAACTTACCATCATATCTAAATAATTTTTTACACATCCATTCATGATTTTGTTTATTTTGCGGCTTTAATATTTTATTGGCAAAATCTTCTAAAGTAAACATCATGCCACCAAACTAATAATTTGCGCGTGAACTTTTTGCCTCGGCGAAAATTTATCTTCGCGGACCTTATCCTCGAAATATTTTTGCCGCGCCGGGTCTTGTTTCTTTAAAATTTCTTCCATAAGTTCTACTACGGACTTATCTGGGACGATTATTTCTTGAGTGCGGGCGAGGTTCGGGGCGAAATAAATAAGGTCTTCGATTGAATTACGTTCTAACGTTGTAAATTGTGGTAATGTATCGACAGGTTTAAAATTTACAGGGCCTTGAACGTGCAAATAAATTTGCTGCCCTATCTCACATCTTACATTTAAATCTCTGATATATTTTAAAATTTCATATTGATTTACACTATTACATAAATGGTACGCATGGAAATTAAAATCAATAAATTCACTAATGCCGTATACTCTAAAATCTTTATGCTTAAATGCAATTTGCATTCGATTGTATGTTTGATCTTGACTTGCACTAATTTGCCAACCGCATTGCTGAAGAATATGAGTGTCAGTTTCCCAACCTGCCCAATGAAGACGAATAGGATGTGATAAAAGCGGCGGATTACCGACACTCATATTTACTTACTCCGAGCCAATTTCGCGCAAAAGGACTTCATATTCATGCTCAAGATTTGCGACGATTTGGCGCGCAGCCGAAATTTGTTTGAGCTTGTCTTTGATTTTAGATTTTGCTTTTTCGCCCTGTTCCTTTGCAAGTTCTTCGCGCGCCTGCTTTTCTACTTCGGTAATGTCTAACATTGGTTTCTCCTTTTAAAATTTAATAATTGTAATACGCCATGGAAACAATCTAACATACCACGGACGATTTTTCTTGTCACGATATTGTTGCTTTATTTGCTCAACTCTTTCACGGAATTGTTCGTATTCAAATTCCTCTTTAGCTTGTTTTTCAGCATCCATTAAGTCTTTAAATTCCATTCATTCCTCCGCTTTAACTACATCTTGCCCTCTTCGCTTTCTCATCAATTTCCACGCAGGCTCTCCGGTATAGATTGAGCCGAGAAATCCAAGTCCCTTGTCCATTTCCGGATACAGCGCGTGATGTAAAAGCATGGTGTCATGGAATACGTTCACAATTTTAAATCCCATACGCGCGAGGTATTGAAGATCATAAAGGCCATTTTGAAAGAGTTTTGGATTAGGCGATAAGAGCAAATCCCTTACTACTTTCCACGCTTCGATTTCCTCTTCCTTAGTATCCCAATAGTTGCCGGACGGCTTTAGAGGTTCATGAAAAGGAATAACCAGAGCGTAATCGGGGGAAATGGAAAAGGAAATGCAGGTGATGGTTTTGCAACTTGTTTCAATATCCAATGCCATAATTGCGGCGGGATTTTGGGAAACGTATGCGTAGTAGTCGTGAAGGTCTTGTAACGTCGGGTTTACGAGAATTTGCCGCTCAGGTCGCCGCACCTCTGGAAAGCCAATTTCCCCTTTCGCCTTAATCAAATCTGCAAGCAAAATCGGCCGGTTCGCCCACTGCCGAAAAATATTCGCCGGGTGAAAAGTAGGAATTACTTTCAATCCAGGGACAAGTGTACTTTCAAAGAGCGTCCCTCGGATAGTGGAAATTGTATTAATTCCGAGAAGTGCCCACGACGCGACTGCTCCGAGAGCAATGATAAGATTAGGCTTAATACTTTCAAGCTCAAATTTAAGCCGCTGTAGCTCACTAAAATATTCTGGTCTAAGATATTTTCCAAATTGGATTGGGGAGTGTGTGTAAGATTTTCCGCCGACATCTTTTTTACTTCCGCAGAGGGTGATAATTTTATTGTTTTCGGGCCGAAACGCGAAGGTGTTGGTTATAAGAAAATTTTGCGCGGACCAATAATGCATCATGTCAAGTTCGGACATGAGGGAGGTGTTGTGGTAGCGCGGTTCGGTTAAGCCGGGCCATTCCACGTCCCGAAGCATTTGCAGAAATTCGCGGCCCGTTCCGCCAACTAGGGGCTTTTTGAGAAGGTCTTCGGACTTGCCCCAGGCTTCCCCCACAAAGACAACCTTAGCGGTTTGCGGACCGGATGTGTGCTCAAATGGAGGCGCGGCAACGTGCATTATTTAATTAACCTATATGCTTTAAGTAAATGAATACTTTTTTGACTTAATATATTTCCATCAAAAAGCCAATGATCAAAAATAATTTCATAATCTTTTGATATTCCTCTAAATTTTCTAATTAATTCTTCAGTTTCGTAAAAGCCGTAAATTTTAATATCACCACGGTTTAATTTACCTGCCAAAATTTTAGTGTAAAGTGTGGAGGGACCTGAACAGATAAATATAGTATTTTTAGATGCATTTAACAATTGTTTAGTTGTTTTTCCCGTTCCGCGAAATTCCATTTAATTAATAGTC